CGCAGCGTGGTGCTGCTCGCCTATGAGTGGCTTGTTACGCCAACCAATAGCGTGCGGCTGCGCCCACCCGAAACAGGCTTGCAGTGCCTTGTTACGCAGGGCTAGTTACGCCCCTTAGCCGGAGGGATGTAGTTACGCCCCCTAGTTACGCTTCTTATGACCACGCATACCTCTCCAGCAAAAAAAAATTACAAAAAAAAATTGACCCCTGCGTAGTCCTTTGATTACCGGATTATTGATAGGTTAGTTACGCATCGGGCTAGTCATGGCTGACGCTTTTGCTACCGCATTCTCCTTCTTGAAGGCTTTGCAGCCCTCGCCTCACCACATGGATGAGGGGTTATCTGAGGAGCAAATGCGCCATTACAATAACATGCAGCGAATGAAGGCACGCTTTGGTGGTCAGGTTGAACACCCACTACCTATGCCTGAAAGCCAACCTCTACGCAACTTAAACCCCGGACAGTTCCCATTCAGTGGGCCGGGTGGCCCAAGGATGAGCAGTCTACCTGACCCTACCATAGAGCCTGAACGCCCAGCACCTGAGCCTTCTCTTGAGATGATGGATTACATAGAAGAACAGATGGGAGACCAACCTCAGCCAATTAAACCAGTCACTGTTAGTGGTAACCCAATGGGTAGACTCAAAGAAGGTGACATACAAAACCTAGCAGACGAGTTTCATATTCCTATGAAGAAGGCATGGGAGTTTTTGAAAGCACTACCTGAGCAGCAAATGTTCGTAGAGCGCACTCCTCGTGAAAACGCAGGTGAAGATGGTTACGATGACCATTATGACAAACCTGAGATTGACCGCTACGGTGCTCGCTCAATGGGAACTGTTCACCCTGCTATTCTTGGTATGCTACAGCGAAGAACTGATGACTACCACCAACATTACGGTATGTCACCAAACTTAAACTTGGATTTGGGTAGAGATGCTGATACAAGAATACAGTCTGATAGAAAGCGATTTAGTAGTTTCCCTGAAGATGCATACGGTGAGGCTGGAATGAGCATCGCTCAAGGCCCGGAGTTCAACCGAAGAATGCATGACAGCGGTGGACAATTCTTCGGTAACAAAAACTCTGAAGAGATTTCTCACAACCCTAACAGGGCTGCACCGGGAAGCCCATTTGGTGTAAAAGAAGGAAGAATGAAACATGGTACTCACAGTCATAGATTTTCTCACCCAAGAGGCTGATTTAATGTGTTACCTTTTGAGAAAGCCTACCAAGTGCTAAAGAATCGCACTCCTAAATTGCATCCTTCAAGAAATGACCCACGCACTTATTTTGACCGGGCGTATACACCCATACTAATGGATGATTGGGGAGAAGATGACTACGGTGGGCGAGACGAAGTTGAAGAGCGACATTTACCACAGATTCTAAGAGATTGGAGAGGTGATAGGTCGGGAAAAATAGGTCATGGGGCGAACCGATATGCGTTAGTTGGTGACAAGACTGTAGAAAAAATACCTCAAAATTATGGTTATGCACAAGATAAAACTTCATTGGCTATGATAAATGCACTTGCTTCACTTGGTTATCCTATTCTCCCTGAAAGACCTATTGCTACAAATAACCCTCGCTTTTTCCCAACAGAGCAAGAGAAAGTAGATATGAGTTTCAGAGATTATCTTGAACCTTTTAATATGCATGAATCACTAGAAGATTGGAAAGAGCATAAAAGGGCTTTCGGTAATGACCTAAGAGCCCTTGATAGAGAGGCAGTTCTTGAATCTCCACTAGGACTGGCGTTAGATTTAGGCGACATAATACAAAATGATGAAAATGTAGGCTACAAAGACGGAAAACTTGTAGCAATTGACCCCTTTGTAGGTAACTTTAGGCAGATTGAAAACTTTGGGCGAACATTACATTCAGCGGCTCAACCGGTATGGCAGAGTCAAAAAGGCCCTGCATCAGAAAACTATGGTGAACATGCAAGACAGCCCGGTAACACGCACGCCCTAAGACGAAGAAGAAGAGCGAGGGAACTGTATCAAGACTTCAAAGATGTAGACCCAATGCAACTTGACTCGTTTACTCAATTATATCACGACCAAGAGCAGTTCAAGCCTTGGGATGCTGCCGAGCAAAAATTGCTTGACAACCCTTCTGCATTTGGTGAATATGAACCAAACCCAACTCAAAGAGAGCAATTAGAAATGGCAATTGGTCAGGGTCGTGATAATTATAGAGCAGCAGGTAATGCTCTGCAATGGATGAATACTCCCCCTGAGCAAAAACGCTTGTATGAGTTTGGTGATGATGAACACGCAAGGCGTTACAGATTTATGTTAGATTCCTTAAACAGAACTTGAAAGACCACTAGGCTTTTATCAAGCAACATCATCGGATGAAACATGAGCGCATTCGCTGAAGCCTTTTACATATTGAAAAACGAACACATGTTTGATATGACATATGACGCACTGCTCCGTAAAGGTAAGGCCGAAGAAATGATACAACTACAACAGATGAGGCAGTTTGTTCTTGACAATGAAAACTCACCTGACCCAGCAAAGCGACAAGCGGCTGAGGACATGTATGAACATATAACTCGTATTATGAGTGCTCAGTCACGCACTTCACCTATGTTAGCACATGGAGGGCCAATTGGCGAAGGTGGCTCTTTGGGTGCTATGGCTGGTGGTCGAGCACCACCTGAGCATCCAATGATGAAGGCTTGGAATACACTCAAGAAGAATGTAATTGGAATGCAAGACGGAACAGAATACAATATGCCTCCATCAGTCGCATCTATGGCTCAACGCCCTCAAGTTCCTGAAATGCAACCAACAGGGTTTTTTGGTAGAATGAAACCAACTGGTGATACAACTACTGGTGGGCCTCAAACAATGGATGTTCAAGAAAACACAAGACGCCCACATGAAGGTATATTGGGTGTAGAAGCAGCACCGGGGGCTGAAGTAACTCGTATACCACGACCCGGCCCATATCCCGGTAACACTCAAATACAAACTCATACCCCGCCTGACCGCAATCCAAGTCTTTCAAACATAAAAGGACAAACACCTTACAATAAAACTGCATACTTACATCAAGGCCAGCCAGCGGTAGGTGAGCCTAAACTGCAAGCGGATAGACGATTTGCGAGTAGAGGCTATGAGTTCTATGGCGCACCATCAGCACCACAAGGCGCATACGGTGACCAGTTTGCTCCTCGTATAGATTACGAGAATCTTCAGTAAACTCTTGATGTCGCTTGATAAGCGATATGCTTTTGTCTAGCCACGCTTTGGCATTAGATAATGCCGAGTGAAAACTACGACTTTGTGCCGTGGGATTCTCCCGATGACATTCATAAGTTTTTCAATTTTGATGATATTGAAAAGTGGGCACCATTAGTAGGACTTCTTACTCGTGTAGGCGCTCAAGGTGCTGCTAATGCAGTAGCCACGCAGGGCGTTAGAGGTGCTATGAAAACTGGTTTAGGTAAACTAGGCACAGGATTGAAGGTCGCTCTCGGCGGTGGACTGAAGAACATCAAAGCGAAAGTCGGTGTCAAAGGTGGCGGTGCTGCAACAGAGGCAGCAGGTGCTGCTGAAGGCATGGCTAGTGCTGCTGAAGCAGTGGAGTCTGCTGCACCTAAGCCGAGTTTACCCAAAGCAAGTGATGGAACAGACAGCGTACCTTTACCTGAATCACCTGCTGCTGAACCAGCGGCTGAAATACCTGAACCTGAAGAGCCAAGTGGTGCTGGTGGTAACAAAACTGATTACAAAAAAGTCGGTATGCAGTTAGCCGGACAAATGCAAGCACAAAATGCTCAGAGAAAACAAGCGCAAGAGCAGCGTGCTATGGAAATGGCTCGCCGTGGTGCATCGGTACAAACTGGTGAACCAATGAACCTCGCTTGGCGGTTACTCAAAGAAGAAGATGATGAAGTTCCCGACCCTCGTAAGTTCAAAATGCCTCAAGAAGATTATGTCGAGGCACTAAGAGAAAGAGCGAAAAGAATCAAGGGGCGACAAGCAGACCCCAACATGGCTGAGAATACAGAAAATGTACCAATGGGTCTGAAAGAAAAAGTACCATTTACTCAGCCACCGGGCGGTGGGCCAATTCAATTACCGACTAAATTAACGCCCCCTAACGCTAGTCAAGGAATACAAAGGAGAGTTCATCCATTTACAAGAGAGGGTACATTTGAAGGATTATCACTAGATACACCTGATGCTGACCCTAAGAAATACTTCACTCGCAGTGAACCAATGGGCATCGCTTATCAGTTGTTGAAAGAACAAATAGATTATGAGAATCAAATGGAACTTGCCCCTCACGAGCAACTATGGAACGATGAGGCTGATGAACACCTTAAAACCAAAACAAATGAATTATTTGATTATGCGATAGCGCAGGGGATTGACCCCGGTGATTTACTGGACACATGGCACGATAGAGCCTCTATGGTTGAAGGACTTAATTATGGCGAGCCGGGAAGTGAATTAGGATTTAGAGCGCACGCTATTGACCCTTCACAATGGAAGAAGTTAGCCAGTGAACCAATGGACATCGCCTTTCAGTTGTTGAAAGAAGCGATTGATGTTAGCGGACAGCACGCTCCAAGAAATGACCCACGCTTTTGGGATGTTATGAGGCACTATGGTAAACAGAATCTTGATATGGTGGATAAACCAGTACAACCTTACTCATCTGAATTAGCAGAAATGTCACCTCAAGTAAATGAGTTGTTAGCAAGTTATGGTTACGAACCATATTACTTCGGTGGTGAATACCCTAATCCCGATTTAGATAAGAAGAACTACAATACAGGTCATCTTGCTATTTTTGACCCCGGAGTTGCAGCGACTTCATTTGGCGCTAACAAACCATTCACTGATAATTGGAGAAAACTGCATGAACTTGGGCACGCACAAGGTCTTGAAGATTTGAACGCAGAATGGGGAGAGGGTCGTAGGCTTGGTAAATTAGGACAAAGAACTCCTCGTGAAATGCTAAGAGCGATAGATTGGGAAACTCGTGCTTTAGGTAATCAAAGAAAATTGATGGAAGAGATTGGTCTACCTATACAAGAGTCAGAATACAATCGTGATTGGAATACAACAATTGGTGATGCTGGATTCCGAGCACTCACTGGACAATTCACATCTCCTGAAGGCGAAGGCTTTGAGGCTTTTAGTGAAGAAAGAGTACCAGCAGAAATAGCCATGCGTAAAGTTAGAGAGAAGGCTGAAGAACTTGGGCTTGATATGGATGAAACGCTCCGTGACAAGAGAGGTGGTGCTCGTAAAGTAGCAAGCGAACCAATGGAGATTGCTATGCAGTTGTTGAAATGGGAAAGTCAAACAGATATGCACGCACCTTCTCCGAGAAACTTCAATGAGTATTTTGGTATCAAAGATTCATGGGTGAGTTTACCAAAAGAGGGGATGGATGCACGACCTCAATTATATGATGAAGTAGCGAATGCTATGAATATCGCTTACAAACCAGTGGGTGGTCACGATAAATACAGCGATGGTAATGATTTGAAAAATGAAGGCAAGCACGCTCGGTATGATATGATTGACAATGACCAAGACCCATATGTAGACGCAGCAAGAGTATTTTCTCAACAAGAGCAGGGATTCAAAGCCTCCATAACAGCACATGATGGACAAACAGCAGCAAAGCGTGCCACTGTAGACCATATGACGGAGCATATGCAGATACCGGGTCATTACATAGAAGTCAGTGGAGCATGGCCTAGAATCTTTGACAAACAAGGTATGCAACCTATTACGGACTATGACCATATTAGAGAATTGGTAAACAGACCTTTGCGTGAAACCGAAACAGCACCGGGTACTTACACTCGCAAAATAGGAGACAATGAGCGAGAAAAACAAATATTTGGCTCACCAATGAGAGATGGTGCTACTTGGGCTGATGACTTTATGCAACAAGCAACAGAAGCAAGTAGAAACAATTCGGCTCTAGTTTTGAATGATTATAATTTCCCAAAATCAATAGGTGTGATGTAAAATGCCTGAAGAGGCTCGCCCTTTTGCTATGATACCTATGCAAGATTTATCAGAAATGTTGAATCCTAATTCGGATAAAACGATGAGGTTATTAGATAAACACATTCCTAGAAGTATGTTATCTTTACCTATTAATGGTGAACAACTAAGTAATGTGCTCGATGAACTTATACGGGAGTCAAAGATAAGAGAGCGTGACCAAGATTATTTCCCTCTACCTGATGAGCACCCACTTAGCCAGCAATCAATGTTTAGAAATGAAACAAAGTTTACTCCTGAGTTTCAAGATATAATGACAGGCGAGCCAATGGAAATTGCTATGCGATTACTCAAAGCATCTTTTTATTTTGGTGACACAGACCCAAAAGGACTACAACAAGCAAGAAAAGAAGGGCATGAATGGGCTTTAGACCCAACAATAGACGAACCTATAATGATTGCAGATGCGAAAACTCGTGCAGCAACAGGAGGTCATCAAGAGATGGGTAGTATGATTTCACCTATGTCATGGAACATGCAATCTGCTTGGGGGGGTCAAAGCAAAGATATGCCCTTTAGGGGAATTAACCTTAGCGAATACGGGCGAAGATTAGGTTTAGGTCAATTGGGTGATGATGAAGAAACACAAGAGCGTAAACTCATAGACCACATGGGACAAACTGCTACGCATGAGGCTATGCACGAAGCACAAAAAGTACCTTTGTCTGAAGCATTTAGAGAGCAGATATTAGCCGGTAACAATCCTACTCCTCAAGATTTTACAAACTGGGATGAATACGGTGCAATAAGAGCGCAAGTCGGTCATACACCAAGTCCTGATTTTTACCCGTCTTTCATGTCAGGCGAACAAGTAGCACAAGATTTAGCAAGTAGACACCCTGCTATTGTACGAAGTGAACCAATGGAAATTGCTATGCGATTACTCAAAATGCCTATAATAGACACTGACATTCCCGGTGTCCGTATGGGTTACAATGAAAAATGGATTCATCCTCATAATTATCCTGAACCTACTATTGGCACTCAACCGTATTTTACAGATTTTGACGGTGAAGGTATGGGTGGCGGTGACCTAAATAGTAAGACCCAAATTGGTCAAATGACTCCTAATGAATACTTTGATGTTATTCAAGCCCTTGCTGAAAAAGAAGGTGGAGTAGATAGAGGATTATTCACAGCACCGCCCATACCCGGTAAAGAAGCAAAATATAGATGGGATGGAATGAAGTTTTCTCCGTGGGGGGGCAGTCGTGAAAATATAGACCGTATTATGGAGGGTATTAAAGAAGGAAAACCAATCGGTATGCCTTCTTTATATTTCCGAAATAATGAGTTTACTGGAGAACAAGATGGTGGTCATCGTATGGAGGCTCTAAGACAAATGGGGCATGGTGATACATCAGTGCCTGTATTCCTTTACCACTATCCCGAAAAAGTCAAAAAAAGTGGTGTTAGTATGACAGATATTGGTGTAGTTCGTAAAGAGCGTAAGTCTCCTGAAGCAAAGCGTCATAAAAAAGAATATGACACAAAGTATGAGTCATCGCCTGAGCGAATCAAATACCGAGAAGAGTTGAATAGAGAAAGACGAAAGCGTGGTATGTACGGTGACCACTCTCACCGTGACATTTCCCATACCGAAGGTGGTAAATTGACAGTAGAAGATGAGCACGATAACCGAGCACGACATTTCCGAGAGAAAGGTACAAAACGCCCTCTAACAAAAGGACTCAAAGGCGATTTAGAATTGTTAAGAAATCTTATGAATGGGCCAATGGATGAGCAAGACAAAAAGATAGCACAGGCTCTTCTTACATCGTTAGATGACTACAAACAAGAAGAGGGTGGCGAAGATAGAAAAGAATTGACGCACCCTTATCCATTCTAAGTTGTCCGACTTGTCTAATGTCTGATATAGACAAATAATATATTCTTGTAAAATGTATAAACAATACAACGGACAACTCGGACAACAGCCCCAGCAACCTTTATGGTGACCCCCGGAGTGGACATACCAGTGGACACTATGGATTCAACTGACCATCACGAAGCAGAAATTAGGCTAATGGGATTGATTTTAGCCCAAAGCACACTTGTTGGAGTAGCAATCGGTATCTTTGATGCAGAGGTTTGGTTGCGTCAAGACAGCGTTTGGGTAAATGGATTCACCTATGCTATGGGTGCTTTCTTTATGCAAGGTATTGCTTACTACTTTTTCAAAATGTTCTTTGAGCAAAATCTACAAGAAAAAGTACGGCATGGTAACATTGAGAAACAAAGAAGCCACCAATACCGTGTGATGCAGCAACAGTTTGATAACCGTAGGGCTGAAATGGAAATGCGAATGCAAGAAGCGCAACTTGAGCGTGAACTTCGCTGGATGGAGGAAAACCCCGGTCAGATGCCCCCAAGTTGGGGAGTAACAGGTGGCTCACCATCTATGATTGGCTCATTTGATAATAGGGGCGGAGGTTCTTCAGTCTTTGATAGTAGTCGTATTCCCACTCACGAGGCAAAAATCCGACAACCACTTACTCTTGGTATAGATGAAGAAGTACCACTGAAGAAAGACGGCACTCCTGACAAAAGGTATCAAAAGAAAGAGTGAGGAATATGAATGGGTCGAATCTTTCGTACACCTTCTGACGATGCAACTGAGAGTACCCTTCGTGCTATTCACATAGCCAACACTGTGGATAATGCCTACGAAAGAACATGGGGTTGGATAAAAACTGTTCTTGCATCCCTTATCACAGCCTTAGTTATCAGTGGTATTGAGTTTCATAATAACAGTTTCAGTGTTTATGAAAATACTGTAGAGTGGACTGTTAATAAGTTAGAGCAACTTGTTATTTGGCTAAAATGGTGGGATTGATGTTCTATGGTAGATGCAGGTGGCACAGCCTTAGTAGGCGCAGCGATGTGGGGTCAGAATCTCTATAATTCTTACAAACCAAGAAAGGTCGGTGTCTATGGAGCACCTATGGTTGGTAAAACTACGCTTGACCGTTACCTCACAACTCCGGGTGAAATGGAGGAAATACCTGAAGATGAAAGAACCATTCATTCTCGTATACTAAAAATTGGTAAGTACAAAATGCCAAAGCCGACAAGAAAAAGAGTATCTTGGCAAGGTGAAAAGCGAGTTGTATATTCTGCTGATATAGGAGGGCAAGAGCGTTTTTGGAATCTTTGGATTGAAGATATGGTTACTCGTGGTGTAGAAGCAATTATCTACATTTTTGACGATAGAGCATTCAAAGGAGGAGATGAAGGTTTACAACAAATTGCAGGTTTCCGTTATCTTGTAGATTCTCTTATCAATAGAAACTATCGCTATCGTTCATTTTGGTCGAGATTAAAAGGTAGAAAATACCATCCAAAAGTCATTATGTTAGTCGCTAACAAGGCTGACCGATTTTTTGATGAGACTGCTTCAAAACTTTGGCACGATGGGAGAATAGGCGAACATAAGATATTTGACCCGTTTAGAGATGATTTAATTCGTTTACAAAAAGCAGGTATTCCTACTAGAAGGTCATTCATGGCAACAAGAATAGGATGGAATGTAGAAAAGACAATGGTGAGTCTTTTGACCTCGTGACCCAAAAAATGACCCCATAGGTAGCCTTTTGAATAACAACTCTTTCGGTGAGGATATGTCAGGTAAGAACTCTTCAACAACATTGGTATCTACTGGCGGTGGTAGCCGTAGTCTTAGAACCACAGTTCCTATGTGGATAGTTGAGCATTTTGGGTTAAATGCTGGTGATGATGTTCATTGGAGGTTTGTAGTTCAAGAGGGACAAATTGTTGTAGTAATGACCCCTACGCCTGAACAGGTTGTGATAGGATGATGAACTTCAGTAGAAATCAACAACAGAATCTTAACGAAGCACAATTAGCAACTTTGGCTATGCAAGGTAACGACCAACTTACTCAGGCTGCTCTACAAGAAATGTTGATGGCTCAACAAGGTATGCAAGCGGCAGCAGCAGCATCGGGAAATATTGAAGTTCCCAAAGTTAATTTTTATCCAAGTCGTCATCCTGACCCAAGAAAGGCTCGCCGTAAAGACATCAAGCAAGCCTACAAATTACTTCAACCAGCAAAGCATTCAGCATTCAATCCTATGAGATGGTTGTTTGGTAGAAAATACAGATACGCAAAAGATACTGGCACATGTGTTGTAGACGGTTGTAACTGTGCTAATTTAATTCAACATGACAATCTCTACATGAAAATTAGTGACGAAGAAACTGGTCGCTCTTTATGGGAAATGTATTGGCAAAATCCAGTTACAGGCCAGCCTGAAGCCTTCATCGCTCAGGATAAGGTAACCAGTGGTCGTAAACTCAAAGGAACATATTGCCCTGAGCATATGCATCTCTACCATCTTTTGGTAAAGTGGGAGGCTGAAGAGGATAAGCAAAATGAGATGAATCCAAGCCGCCTTCGTGATAAAGTAAAGAGAGGAGTATCAATTGTTACCGTTCCTATTTCATCTGTGAAGAAAAGTGACCCAACACCTGCTATGCTGCAAAAGTATGAGCCTTTCTTTGCTGAACTAGAAAGAGATGCAGGTAAAACAAAAGGTATCAATATACTACATTATGCAAATCCAGCAACTGGTCAAAACGATGTAACGATGGTTGTATTCGACTTGCGTATATTCCAAATGGAACTACAACAAATGAATATGCCGACACAAGCATTTCAAGAATTACTTAATACTGAAAATGGCAAAATACAACAGAACCTTGATGGTGGATTAGTTACTGGAGAGGCATGATACGATGTTAGGTCTTGGTAATCAACAACAGCAAACTGGTGGGTTGAATCTTTCAGCAACTGGCGGAGGGATAAACTACGGAATGCAGCAACCACAAAGCAACTTTACTCTTGGAGCACAACCTATGCAGCAACAGCAAAATCAAGGATTAATGGCTGGTTTGATGAATGGGGCTGGGATGAATCAGCAACAGCAACAAATGTATCAACAACAACAATTCACTCCTCCAAGCGAAATGGAGTTGATGGGTGCTTTACTACAATCTCAAAATCCAATTCATCGTTTTATCAAAGACGGAGGGCTTGGGACTTTAATAGATTTGATTGCTGCTACTACAAGCCTAAGTTTGCTTAACATTCTAAAGAATGCTACATTTGTTATTGATGAAGAAGAAGGCGGTATGAAACTTGACCCCTCTACTTTACCTTCTGACTTACAGACACTTAGCATAGAAAATGTTAGTATGATTCTTAACAACATGGTGGCTACAAGTAATCAAAAGTTCCAAGATGCTGAAATGCAAAGACAACAGATTTTCAATATGGCTCAACAGTCTCTAATGGGTAATGCTCTTGGTGCTGCTTTACAAGATGAAGGAATGATGAACAAAGTCGGTGGCGGAATTGGTAGTGTCGCTCGTGGACTCATAGGACTACCAAGAAATTAAGGTGATAAAATGGTTCAAGCAGGTAGTATGTCTGATTACAGCATGAGAATAAGTCAAGCAAGTAGCACTATATTTGCTCCAAGCAGAAACATCATTGTAGAAATGATAATGGTTCAGTTTATTTCAATCATTATCGCTTGTGCATCTATCTTAGTTTTCAAGGGAGATTCAATGAGCAGCGGAGATGTTAGTGTATTTGTAGTGGGTATCTTTGGAGGATTAGTTTTCCTGACTACTCTCTACTCCCGAATTACTCGGTAACCACTTGTCTATAGGACAGCCAACTGAGGGTGCAAGTGCCTTAATTTTCATTACACAATTGCACAGTCGGCAAGTACCCATTCTTTTTTGCATGTAAGGGCATTGATAACACTCATCAAGCCTCTCCATGTATTCTTCTTTTGAGACTCTACGACCTTTCAGTGCATCTTTTGAAGCATTAAGTAAATCTTTACCACGCTTTTTGAGAGGCTGTTTCGGTACTCTCTCGTAAGGTGGCAGCATAATACCTCCGAAAAGGTTCAGGAGAAAAAGCATTATGGGTAATGCTGCTTTAAGCGTGTCATGGCGGAGGGTGGTGGTATCACAAAAAGGTCTTGCCCTTTGTGCCAACATCCTAGTCGTGCCGATTTAGAAAAGGGTCTGCTTGATGGTGAAATATCACCTAAACAACTTGACAAAGATATGGGCTGGCGGCTCAACACAACTGACCGTCATTTCCGTAATCACATGGGTCAATATCATATGGCTTCTAACCCTCAATGCAAAGTATGCGCTCACCCCGAAAGGGCTGATTTTGAGCGTAGATTTTTTGAAGATGGCTCTGAATCCGAGGCTATTGCTGAGGAACTTGAAATTGCTGAGTCATCAGTCTACCATCATATGAAACATCACTTTCAACCTTTAGTTCAAAGAAGCGCAGCCGCTGAAATTACATTAGTGGTGGGAGAAGAAATCAATGCGCTTAGGTCAAATGTTGAATTACTTAATGTTAAACTAACTGAGTTACTAAATGAGGGTAGCGTGCATGAAGATGGTTTTGTTAGAGACGCAGTTTCTCTACACAAAGAAGTCAGAGAATCAATAAAGGACTTATTGAAGATGAATGAACAATGGAGTCCTACAACTGAAAACAACCAAATTAACAACACAATTAACATTCTCAAACTTGAACTTGGAAAAGAGAGTCCTGAATCTTGGGCTAGAGTTCGTAAACAACTATTAGAGCACGCAGGTGATATGAATTGATGCCAGTTCCAGTGCCTGATTTGTTGCAGATGACCCATCCGGGTTATTCAATGGTAGATAGTGAATTGGTTATTTTTGAAAGTCATGTACCGATGTATCTTGATTTTTGTCGCTGCGTCATAGAAAGATTTGAGCACTATGGTGAACTAAATATCACACCACCTGATTTATTCAAGTTGTTAGCAAAGTCTTTTGAAACCGTATTTGAAGATGATAACCCTACTACATTTTTCCCTGCTTACAATCTTATACCTCGCTTGCTTGAGGAGTTTGAATATACGATGGAAAACATGACTTCGGCGTTTCAAGATAGTCCGAGAATAATGTCATTCTATAGAAAAATAAGCGAAAAGTTGCGACAGTGTTTTGAATACCATATCATGGGGGATAATACATGACGGAGGGTATGCAAGGCCGAACCTCTGATACGAGGATATACAACCCTCGCTCAGAGTCCTCTGAAATGTTTAGGGCTAATCACGAAGATGAAAGGCCACCAAGCGGTATTGAAGATGCTAAAAGCAAGGAAAGACGCAGAGACAAAAAACAAGCCAAGCGAGAACGAGAGGAAAAAGAAGATAAGAAAATCCGTCATATCAAAGTCCGTTCACATCATCTTGGTCTTGAGGGCGAAAAACCTACAGAAGATGTAGACGAAGAAGAAGAGAAGTTCAAGCCTCGTGGTTCTACTGATAATCCATCAGACCAAACTATGCCAAGCGGTGCTGGTGGATTCCTAACAAGTCTTGCTATGGGAGCAAAAGGGCCGGGTGCTGCTGGGGGTCAAATGATTCAGATGTCTGAGCCTATGGATTTGGCTTGGCGGTTATTGAAATACGATGACGATGACGATGACGATGACCTCTACGATGAAGAGTTTTACTATGACTATGATGGTAATCCTCGTGACCCTCGCCAAAATCTTGACCCTGAGTTTGAAAAAGAAATAATGCATAACGAAGCGGGTGAAGAACTACAAGATGAAATTGAAGAACTTAGAGAATCTCCCGGCTTCTATGAAAAACCTGAACCAGCGGTTACTGACAAAGAGAGAGAAGAAGAGGAACTTAAACAAAGTATTGCGGATTTCCTTTCTAGTCAAAAACTAGCAGGTGAGCCTATGGACTTGGCTTATCAATTACTAAAGGAAGAGGAAGAAGGCCATCGTATTAATTTTGATGATATATCAAAAACACCTAAAGAGACATGGCTTAAACAAATAATGGGCTTTGATATGCCTACGATTAGCAATATGGTAGATATGGGTATGATGGAGGGGTTAGGATTTGATAATCATATACATGGTGACCCCGATATGATGAATCAGATGCATAATGACCGGCATATTTGGGGAGCGCAAGAATCTATGGACTCTTTAATGGAACATAGAAACTCATTGATTTATTTAAGCGAAACCTTAGATGGGCGAGGGCATGAATTACCAAGTTGGTTAGTAGACCAACATAAAAACGCTATGATGACCCAAGAATTAGGTAACGCACACCCTATGGCCCATATAGCAGGTAATCTTGCCGCACTCTATACCCATGCAAACTATCTTGGTAATTTATTAGGGCCGCAGATGCAAGAGCAACCTGATGATGATTGGCAAAATAAACTAGCAGGTGAGCCTATGGACTTGGCTTGGCAACTACTCAAAATGTCTGAGGCTGAAGCCTTAGATTACCACCATCCTGATATTGAAGCACAGCGTTATATTGATAGAAAAAGGGCTTCTTCAGGACATTCAGGAGGTCACATGAGGCAAGGTTTGTCACATAAAATAAGACGAGATGCGGAGGATAGAGCAGAAAGAAATGTAGCAGCGGGTATTCCTGAATGGCTACGATATGCACATAGCAGCCATCCTGAAATGATGAGACACAGGGCTGAAATGGATGATGATAAAACACCTCTACTACCCACTACTGTGGATGAGAAAAATAAAATTGCTGATTTAAGAGAGGTCGCTAGAAAAATTAAACTGAACCCTCAAACTGTTTATAATCGACAATTGTACTCCTCTCAGATGCTACCACCCGGCCCATTCACTGAACCTGAACCTGAACCTGAACCTGATATTCAAGATTCACCAGTACCCGGAATGGCGTTTGTTAATGGTCAATTAGTCCCTGACCCTCGTGTGAAAAAAAGTAGTCCTATGGACTTTGCTTGGTCTTTGTTGAAACAGATACCAGTTGGTTATTCCGCTAAAGGGCCAAGTTCTCGTTGTGACAATACTGAAGAAGAATGCGATGGAAGTTATGAAGCACATTATCGTGGCCCTGAAGATAACCCTAAAGAATTGGTAGACATATTTTGCCCTAAATGTGGGAGGTATCACGAAATAACAGGAGATGTTTATGACCAATACTTAGAAACTGATATGGCGAGAGGCGAACATCCTTCACAACAAAACCTCCAAAAATCAGAATCTAAGCGTAGTGTAGCCCGTAGACGCAAGAAAGAGGGTTATGCTAAGTGGCGACCATCTACTGGTCAGTTTGAGAAACCAAAGGGCGGTGGCGACCCTCGGAATATTTCATCAAGACGCTCTAAAAATATCAGTCGTAATCTACCGATGGGGCGTAAAACTGGGCTAATGAGGCCACACCTTTCCGTTGAGTTTTCACACCGAGGTCTTGCTAGTAAACAACCTCCATCTAAAGACCCTCAAAAATACAGACCTTATCTTGCTTCACAAGATGCTCGTAAACTCTTGGGCGGTGTAAGAACAGTATACACACCACACATGAGACATAGCCAACGCTCATTCATATCAGGTCAAACTGGTGGTGGTCGTTTGACAAACACTCTACAATATCCTCGTGTCCCAAGACCACGACTACATGCAGTTCGTGCTCCAAGTATTCAACCACCTAAGATGAAGATGCCTCACTTAGTCCGACCTAAGATGCCGGGTATGATAACAATGAGCGAGGACACTCCTCAGCACAGTGATATTCTCAAAGCGAATGCATATCAAGCAGCATTGATGCGAATTGCTCTCAAAGAGATTCGTGAATTGATGCGTGAAAAGAAAGACAAGGATAGTAAAAAGAAAGGTAAGGGTGAACCTGACACCGCTGGTGCTGCGAGCACTTTACCCAACTACCCAGCCAATAATCCCAAACAAACAAATCGAAACCAAGGTGGTACAGAGGATGCAAACAATGAGCCACGAGATTTTGGGCTTGACCCCGGTGCTCTTGTAGGTAGAGGGAGTGGGCGAGTTTGAGTATCTTAGTTCGCAAATCCATTATTCGCAAGGGTGACGGTGTTTACGGTTACTACACTAATCCCGAAACAGGGCGACTTGAGCCGTATCTAAAGACTGCTCCTCCTCCCGAAGCATTCCATCCTGACCCTAATACTCCCGATGTACCCGCTTTTGCACATCATGGTGCAGCAAAGCATCACCCGTCAGGACACTTCGGTATGGGTGAGTTAATTCCCGGTAAGTTTGCTACAGGTAAACATGGTGAGATGGTATACCTAGATGAGAACGGAGAGTCACATCACCACGGTATTGATGGTGTACTCCATGCTGTAGGTGAATCATTAGAGAAAAATGGATTGCTAGGTCAAAATGACCCGGAGTTAGGAGTTCTTACTCCGCAAAATCTTGTTCAAACAGCAATTGATATGACAAATGCAGAACATGAAGATAAAAGCGGGTATCATAATATTCCTGATGTTGATGATATAAAACATCGAAAGATTCGTGTTGCTGGCTATGGTGGTCGTAAACCTACAACTCGTGCTCATGTGTCTCAAAGTGGTGACTACATTACAGCATATACTAATCGTCAAAACCGTAACGAAAAAGTAGGTGCTATGATTGAATCATATGCTGTTCCTTACAATCATAATTTACAAAAGATACTACTAGAAAAACTTGGGCTGAAAGATTTAGTCGGTGCTGAGTTTATTGACAATCCTCATATTGACATTAAGGATTTACACCCTCGTGGTAATCGTATTCGTGGTAGAGGTGGGGATAAAATTATGCAGACCTCTGAAGGGTATATGTTACCAAGTCTCCACATTACTAATGCTCCTCCCGGTGTCGTTCACGATGCAGCCCATACTGGAATCCGGTCTTGGGAGATTATGAATCACACTCCTGACTTTATGCACATGATGAGTAATCGACAGCAAACTGGGTTAAGTAATGGTATTGATAGTGCTAGAATCCATATCGCTGAGGCGTTAAAAGTCATTGACCCTAATAAGGTGCCTGATGTTGATGTTCCAATTAATACTACACCGGGAACTACGGGAAAACCTAGATACACTATGATGAACCTTAGAACAGTATTGAGGACACCAACTCTTACTGAAGGTATGCTAAAAGAACTATCAAGAACTCCAGCATTCAATATGTTGTTTGGTCGTATTAACAGTGGGTCAGCAGCAAAGCCCGGTATAGGAAAAAGAGCGTTTGACCATATTCTTCAAGCATTTGGAAAAGACCATGATGTTGGATTCGATGCGATAAACTCACACGCTATTCCGGGTAAACACCTAGAAACTCTTGATGGTCAAAAAACTACACAAGGATTGGGAACACATAAGAACGCTGCTGAGTTCTATGCTAAGGCTATGTTGAGTGGTACTCATGATGAACACGATAGCGCATTACGAGCCTATATGCCAAGAGATGCCGAAGGTAACATTGACGCTGGCGTAATTCAAGGATTGGGATTAAATCTTCAGAGTTACGAAACTGTTGAACAACGCAGACAGGCAACTGAGGCTTTGGCTGATTTGGTAAGTGAAGCATTTGGTCATCAAACTCGTAGACAATTACCTGATACTCTCCCAACTGGTGGTCTATCTTCTCGTTACATGACATACCCTGATGAATTAGTTGAAAGACTACCTGCTCATGTTCCATTCTACAATGATGTATCTCTTGCTCCTAGTATGAGCACTTCAAGAACTGCTCCAGCAACAGAAAGACCTCCTTCTGCTCCAGCAGCACCAAGACCTGCTGCTGCCGCCCCATCTCCACCTCCAGCCGCTGCTGCTCCCCCAGCGGCTGCTTCAACCCCGTCAGTACCCCCAAGGGGAGCACCAACATTTACACCGCAAAGCCCTGAGTTAGTAGCAGCACGAAGGCATGTTGGCGTGGCTGAACCAGCATCTCTCCGTAGAATTATACAAGCGGCTGGCGCAAGAGTACCTCAAGGACAAGGTATGCAACTATCCCCTCAAGAGCAAATGTATCAACAAACAATGGGCGACCCACGACAGCGTTTGCTCACCCAATACATGAAATCACAATCACAAGAACTCTCACCTATGGATAGAGTGATGAAGGCTATGGAGGATATGCAGATGGATGATGCTCGTGCTGATTCTAAGATTATGAAACACGCACTGGTTCGACCAATCAATGTTGCAGACCTATCAGGTGTTCATCATCTTGCCAAGAGTGTAGACCTAACGCCAGTTGATATTCGCTCAATTGCGTATGCCACTGGTGACTGGGAGAGAATCGCAAAGCGACTCAATGTTTCTACTGATGTCGTTAAGGTAGTCAAAGTAAGTGTAGGTGGTGTCTGATGGGTAGCATCTTAGTTCGTAAGCAATCGTCTATGCAAATGGGTATGCCAATGGGGGGTGCTCAAATAACGCCTATGATGATGATTGGCTCTCAATCTCAAGAAGCACAGCCACAACAGTTTCCCGGTGTAAATCCTCAAGGTATGGCTGGTCTATCACAACACCCAGTAACTGGTGCTTATCAAGCAACACCAGTTATGGAAACAAAACAAAATGAAAAAGGGGAAATGGTACAAACAGGTAACGAACTTGGTTCGCACCTTGGTGACAAATATGGTGCTCAATCCATTAATCAAATGAATCAAAGAAAACTGAAAGAGGGTCAGAGTCGTGCTATTCCTACTACAAATCCTGTTACTGGAGAAATAGAAGGAGGTTATCAAAGGGGTAAATTAAACCCAATGAGGTATGTATCAGAGGAAAAAGGAGGAGGAGCAGACACTGGTAAATCTGCTGCTCAAGTAGCGTTTGAAAGAGGAGCAAAGGCTGGTGAACTTGGTGACAGGTTTGGTAGAGGATTAGCAAGAGGAGTTGGTGTTCTCTCAGGCTTAGTCTCGCTCGCTAATGCTGGTGCTACTGGTCAAGATGCACTTTCAGGTGGTCTTGGTGCATATCAGACTGGTCAATTTACTTCTGATACAATGCAGAAACCTTTGGGTGAAGGTCTTGGTGGAGCAGCAGCAAAAGTGGCTGGTAAGTCTGTTGGTGTTCTACCATACGACAAACGACATTTACGACAAACTGAGTTTAATCATAATTTAGCAAGCCCTACTCCTACTCACGATGAACAGCAAATGACAGAATATTACGCAGGGCCGAAAAAAATTATGACTACTGATAAACACGGTTTACCAGTTCAGTTTGGTGCTCGTGCTAGCAACCCCGGTGCGAGAGCAAGGTCGCAAGGAGGGGCTAAACAAAGAGTCAATGAAAATATAGGTCGTGACACGAGCGTTAATACTGTAGCCGCAGATATAGACGATATGGGTATGCCTCAGCAAGTAGAAAGAAAAGATGGAATGGTCGCTATAGATGGAGGGTCACCCGGTCTTGATGTTGGAGCAACCCCACGACCAGAAGTAGCCGCCCAACAAGCGAGAAATGTCAAAGTTGCTCCACCTACAACTGAGTCTACTGAGCCTACTCCTGAAGATGTTGGTAATGTAATCGGTGATAATACTGTAGGGGTTAAAGATACTGAAGCAGGTGAGCACATCAAAGAGCAAACAGATGCTGCTAAAAAAACTGATACTGAAGAATCAATGGCGGGTAAATCTATGACAAAGAAGAAATCTTTCAATCCTATGCAACTTATCGGGGTGGTCTGATGAGCAAGCGTGATGAAGAAGCACAAATGAAAGAACTTCTTGTTGAGATGGACATTAATATGTCTAAGCGTTCTTTCAAGTATTTTTTTGAAACAGTGCTAGGATTTGACTACGCTGACCACCACGCTCAGTGGGATGAAGGTTTGAAAGACAACCGATATTACTGTGTCAAAGCGTCTCGTGACCACGGTAAATCTGTATTCTTTATGTCATATGCTCTTTGGTTAGCAGCATTCAATCCCAAAACGCATGTTATGGTATTCAGTCACTCTCTTGAACAGACACTGGAGCATATGCGCTTTATTCGTAACAACATAGATGGTGCTCCTTGTCTACATCATCTAAAGCCCGGTGGTATACCGTGGCGAAAGACCTACTTTGAGTTCACTAACGGTAGTCGTATTATGGCGAAATCGGTTGGTGGAGGTACTCGTGGTTTCCACCCTGATGTTGTAGTATGTGACGATATTCTATGGGGTACGACTGGTAGTGAACTACAGCGTGCAGCCGACTGGTTCTATGGTGTTCTATTACCAGTTCTCCACCACACAGGAAAAATGATGATGGTAGGAACTCCGTTTAGTTACAACGATTTGTACGCTGAACTTGAAAAGAAAGAGACATTCCAAGTGGAGACATACCCCGCTATCAATCGAGAAGGTGAACCACTTTGGCCTGAGCGTTGGAGTCTCGATGCATTGGCACAAAGACGATTATCCATGCCAGCGATTCAATTCACTCGTGAATATCTTTGCGAACCAATCCACGATGTTGCGAGTATGTTCCCAATGACTATTCTTGAGAAGGCTCGTGACAAAAATCTAGTCCTACTCGACCATGCTGAACATGAATATGACGAAGATGGGAATAGTATGGGCTTGTTTGGTCAGCACTTCATCGGCTGGGACACAGCGATTGCATCTGATAAGAATGCTGACTTTACTGCTATGACTGTATTGCGTACTCCACCTGATGATAATGTCAAACAAATCGTTGGCATAGTGCATGAGCGTGGTATGAGTTCTGTAGCGCAGAAGCGTCAGATTATTCTATTGAATCAAAGATTCCAACCTGATTTAATTGAACTTGAAGGTAACAACTTTCAGCGTATGTTCGCTATGGAACTCAAAGAAATGCGTGAAGATATTCCTATCAGAACCTTTATGACAACCAAGACAAGAAAGGAAAGCCTCTTCATGTCCCTACTCATGGCTTTTGAACAGGGGCAAATCAAGACACCATACGGTAACGAAAAAAGTAGACAATTTACACATAAGTTAGAAGAGGAATTGAACAGATTTGGAATGCAGAAAAACGGTAGACTAGAGAGCGTAGGAGTACACGATGACTTGGCTATGTCTCTTGCTCTAGCAAACTGGGGTACAAAAGAGTTCAAAGGCTCTATTGTCTTGCTTGATGACATATTACCCGGTCTTGATAACATTATCACAGGCAGACCAAATAATGGATGGATGATACCATGAAAGAAAGCAAAGTAGGCGGAAAGAAACACGGAATGGTACTAATCATTTCAGTTGGTAAAAAAGGTGACAAAGACCCTACTCATGCCGCCGACCCTGATACAAAAAAGAAGGCTCTACCAATCCCACCTGAAGTTCTCCAAACAGGTCTTTTAGCAGGGCTTGGTGGTGCTGCTGTTGGTCATTTTATGGCATGGCTAACAAATAGAATGGATGCTCGCTCAACAGCAGGTTACACTCAAACAGAAGAGGGGTGGGAAAGAAATGAGTGATGTAAAACTCTACGAAGTTGGCCCTCGTGACGGTCTACAAAACATCGAAGAGTTTACTCCTACTTCTGATAAAATTGATTTGGTAAATCGTCTTTACCACGCTGGTCTAAAGGAAATGGAAATTACATCTTTTGTGCATCCTAAACTTGTACCTAATATGGCTGATGCAGAAGAAGTATTTACTGCAACTCAAGACATTGGTAATTTTGCTACTCTTGTACCAAATCAAAAAGGAATGGATAGAGCATTGGCCGTTGGTGCTGAAAAAATCAATGTATTCTTTTCTGCATCTGAGTTCTTTAACAAAGCAAACTTAGGAAAAAGCATGGATGATATAATCGCAGAACTTGACTCTATGCTACAGGAGACAGACCCAAAAAATGTCAGGGCTTACATTTCATGCGCTTTTGGTGCTCCTAATGAAAAAGTAGACGAGCATAAATTGTTAGAAGCCATGCAAGCAGCACAACATATGGGTGACACTGTTGTATTATGTGACACCATAGGTAAAGCACATCCTTCTCTTATTCATCGAACTCTTGAATTATCAAGACACATTGATTCTGAAATAGCATTACACCTCCATCACAAGGCTGACAAGAAGGACAATATGTTCCCAAATATCCAAAGTGCTTTGGACTGGGGTATTACCCAGTTTGACACAAGCATTGGTGGCTTAGGTGGTTGCCCTTTCATACCGGATAGCGGTAGTAATCTTTCAACAAACGACATGGTACGCTTTTTACACAAGAATGAATATGAAACTGGACTCGATATTTTTGAGTTAAATCAGATTGCTCAAATCTATTCTCCTAAACAAGTTGAGCCTCGCACTCCAATTCGATTGCGAGTAAAAAATAGGCTTGAGGAACTCTTCAGTAAAAATCCTGTGAGTAGCAAATGGTAAATAGGTCAATAGGGAGGTCAAATTATGTGGGGGTCGGCATTGATTGAAGATGACTTCGGGGAGGTCGTTTCGTTTACCCCTGTTTCCGATGGAGAGGTTATACCAATTAAGAAGCAACATCGCTTTGCTCCAAATGGAGATGGTTGGTTTGAAGCAACACTTGGTTGTAATGCTGAGACACTTGTAAAGCGTCTACGAAAAGCAAGAAGAGGTAACAAAGACAATCGGAGTGAGATTGATAACTTCATTAATGATATTAGAATGATAAAATCGCTTGAGACAGATATGACGATTCAAAATCTATCTTGGAGCGATGGTTATGAGAATACCATTAAACAACTTGGACTTAGTGACCGTAAACTCAAGAGTCTGAGAAAGTTTGGCGAATCTCGCTGTGTTAATCTTGAGAGAGCCTGTATGATGTGGGATAACGCTGAAACAACTTTGAAAATGCTAGATGAGCATGAAGATGTTTGGGGGGTCGAAGAGCAACAGGCTTGGGCTGGTGCTATGAAAGATAGAAGCACAGCCCGTAAAATGTGGACTACTACTCTACAGCCTGTTGATAAACTAACTAAAGCCGAGCAAGATTTCTTGCATTATGCTGCTGAAGAATTAATGCGAAAAGGGCCAATGAAAGTCACTACTATACGCAGTAACTTTTCTGATGCTGGGATGTTAAAGAAATCTCAGACCGATAGAAAACTTACGACTCTTATGAATATGTATGGAGAAAATGTAGATATTGTCAAGGGAGCAGTAAGAGGCACATATGTTGTAATTTCTAGCGATGGTTTAGTTATGAAAGATGTATGGTCTTACAGTGCTGGGTTCATTGACGCTGATGGTTACATCACTATTACTGAGCGTGGTGAACCTCGTGCTGGTATGATTGCTACTGGTGATAGAGGAAAAGTACACTGTGAAGATTTATTCAAGACACTTGACTGTGGTGTATTATCAGTAGATAACAAGGTCTACAAAGATTCACAAAGAAGTCAGCACCGATTACAATTTTATTCTAAGGCTGATTTACGAAAGTTACTTGATGGGGTGTCTCCCCACCTCAAGATGAAGTCTGTTCAAGCAAAGGCTGTTTTAGCCTATCTTGATGAAAAAGATAAAACTCGTAAAGAAGAACTCAAGCGATTAGTAAGGTATGAGAATTGGAAAGACGATAGGAAAAAATCTCGTGCTTTGTTAGATGGTTGGGGTATTGATGCTGACGCAATTGGGAAATATAGGGAGGGTCTATGATGGCTGAAGAAAAAGAAGGTATTGTCAGTCGCTTCCTTTCTACATTAGCGAGTCCTTTCAGAAGAAGGACTACACCTCAACCTCAGATGCCATTGTATACTACTGGTATACAAGAGCCAGTATTAGCACAAGGTATCACTCTTCCAGCACTTTATGCTGTGTCAAATGAAAATCTTATTCTCAGAACTGTCATAACAAAACTTGGTCAAGAGATATTTCGTAGAGGTTACTTTTGGGAGAAAAAGTTCCGTAAGAAGTGTATTGAATGTGAAGAAGAGTTCCAACATGAAGTTACTGAATGTAACTCCTGTGGTGGACAAGTTCGTGACCCTGACCCTGAGCAGGTAGTCTATGCTAAGTGGTTGCTACAACAACAGAACTCTATGGAGCAAAGTTTCATGCAAGTATTGCATGAAGTTGAGCGTGATTTGAATATTGTAGATGATGCATTCGTTTTGATGATTAAAGAGTATTATGTCGATGAAAAGACTGGAGAAGTGCAGTTTTACAGAATCAAAGAGTTAATTCGTGGTGACCCTATCTTTATGCGAATCATCGCTGACAAGCGTGGAGTCCGTGGAGGGCGTTACAAGATTTGCCGTATTCATCGTGACCAAGTTGCTTATCCCGGTCAAGAACCTAAATGTCAAACATGTGGTGCTCGTTTAGTCGATGCTCACTATGTCAATATGGCTGGGTCGGGTAAGAATCAATACTTTATGAAAGGTGAAGTGCTTCACATATCAAAGTATAATCCCGGTAAATTGTATGGTCGTGCTCCAGTAAACACTCTTTGGCGACAAGCCATGACACTGACTGCTATGGATAATTACATCTATACAGCCTATCAAAAGCGTAGGATTCCAAAAGGTATAGTGAGTGTGACCACAGATAATCTTGAGTCAATGAAGTCTTTTTGGAAAGGCGTTGATGAAAAAATGGAGCGTGACCCTCACTATATTCCAAAAGTTGGTATCGAGTCAGCATCGGGTCGTGGTGGTGTAAATTGGATTAAGTTCATGGACACCCTTGAAGAAATGCAATACATCGCTGTGCGTGATGAAATTAGAAATCGTATTGCTGCTTTCTATGGTGTATCTTCAATCTTTATGATTGACAATGGTAAGGCTGGTGGTTTGAATAATGAAGGTCTACAGATTCTTGTTACTAATCGTGCAGTAGAATACGGTCAGAAAGTGTATACTGAAGTCTTATTCCCTCGTATGCTCAAAGAGTTAGATGTTACTGATTGGAAACTAACGCTCTATCCAAACGAAGAAGAAGATGAAATCACTAGATTGCGAAGAGATGAGATGGAGGTTAATCTTGCTCAGCGCATGGCTATGCTTGGTTACAAACCTGAACTAATGGAGGAGGGAGAGCGTGATATTCGATTCACATATCGAAAGCAAGAAGAGCAACAGGCTGCTCAACAACAAGCAGGTGGAATGCCACAGGGCGGTATGCCGCCCGGAGGAGGAATGCCACCCGGAGGAATGCCTCCTCAAATGATGCAAGGTGGTAGAATGCCTCCTCAAATGATGCAAGGTGGTAGAATGCCTCCTCAAATGATGCAGGGTAGACGAGGTATGCCACCAGTTATGCCACCGTCTCAACCGGGTGGTGAAGGTATGGGTATTCGGACTCCACGCTCTCCAGCAAGACCTCAACAAAGAGCAACACCGGGAGCAGGTGCTCCAGTAAGTAGTGTTCAGCAAAGAGGGTTACCACCTACTCTTCCGCAGCAAAACTCACAAAGACTACAAGCCAGTCGGAGGCTTAGAGGACAGTAAGGCTATTTAGGGTGGTATTGCTACGAGTACAGTAGAGGCGAGACTATGGACTTACTAAAAATGAATCCTATGGCTAGAAAACTAACTGTTCACACAGATGCATTTAACAAAGCATTAGAGAGCAGTGACCCGTTTGCTGCTCAGCAACATCTTAATGAAATCCTAAAGTTTGCTGGATTTTTGAATGATGATATTCATTCGGCTATCAAGAAATCGCAAAAAGAAGTTGCAGTTGTTCAACCGGGTGAATCAACTCTAATGAAGATGAATGAAAGTGGTGCTAGATTTAATCTCGCACAAAGAAGCGACATACTACCGGGAACAATTATTTCAGGTCGTGTAGGTCGAGGATTTAAGAAACATACTGGTACTTTTGGTCGTTATTCTCAATAAGGTGATTAAATGGCTGAAGAATCTGTCGCTGAGCGTTTGATGAATGCATTGGTAACAAAAATGGAGTCAATGGATAGTGACCTTCAAGTTTTGAAATCAGAAAACATACAACTTAAACAGGCTTTACAAAATCCTATTTCTATGCTTAGAAAGGCAGGGTTTGTAGCAACCATGACTCCTTTGAGTCAAGATGTTGAAACAGATGCATTTAGAGGTGACATTGGAGTTGGTACAAACGATGACTCTGCTCTCTTGAAAAGCCAAAACGAATATACAAATAATGAGATTCACTTAATGTCTTGGGAAGAGATTCACGAAATGGCCGAACAAGCAAAATCAACAGAGGTGACACAATGAAGCCGATACCATCCCCAATAAGCCGAGAAGCGTTTGACTTAATGAACAAAGCACAATATCTTTCTGAGCGTATAGACACGCTTGTAAAGCAAAACAATCGAAAAATTAACGAGCCTACACCAACATGCCCTTCTTGTCAAAACGAGGGTTGCTCTATGTGTAAAATGGAGAAAGGGCTTGATATGGTCGAGCACGAAGGTAAGAAAGTTCCTAAGTTTGCCGCTGATGGTAAGGGCGCAAAAGATGAAAAGAAGAAAGGTGATACATTCACAATCGCTGATGCTCAAAGAGAAAACGCAGGTATTATGCCGGACTCTCAAACTAGAACATCTCCTATGGCATATGAGAGATTGAGGCAAAGAATGGGAGGGAATACTCCATCTGAATTAGAAGGAAGTGACTCCCCTCCTGAAACCACAGGTGTTACTTTACCATTGAGTGAAGGTAAATCTCGTGACCAAAAGCGTGGCGAGCGTGGTCGTGGAGTGAAAGTATTCAGAAGGCCGGGAGAAGAGAGTCCTAAGAGAATGTCTCCTGAACAGAGAAACCCGCCAAAAGAAGTTGCTAAATCTGTAGAAGCAGGTAGCCAACCCGGATTTACTACGGCTTACGATTCAACACCTCAAGGTGTTATGTTTATGTCTGAAACTGGTGGTCAAACAAGAAATGCCTACTATACTACAAATCAATATCCATATAATGCTGAAGATGTTACCAACAAAGGTGCTACATCAGTACAAGTTAGTCTTGACAGATTGGCCGCTATGTTAAACCCACATGAAGGTGGCGGAGTAAGTCGTCTTGATAACAACGGGGTTTTGAGCAACAACCCCTATTGAGGGGGGCTTTGATTGATTGAAACGCCATCAGATTGGTATTATAGAAGTCGTAACGAACTTCTCAAATCTATAGTCGATGGTATCGACATTAGTAATGCCATTGGAGATTATTATTTTGCTAAGATGAACTTAGAAAGATATGGTGTAAAAATAGAAGAGACACCATCTGACCAAATCTGCAACTCAATACTCAAAGCAAAACAAAGACGGCATCGTTTTGACAAAAAACAAACTGGTGAGTTTAGTTTTTTAAGAGGGGCAGAAATGAAACTAGGTGAGCATCCTTGGCAAAACAGAATGCAAGAGCGTAGTTTGATGGACTTAGCATCGTCATTCCCTGTTGCTAATTTCGCTCAAGGCCAACATTATGCTGAGTCTCATCCTCATCACAAAAATCATCATCCCTTACGACAAAAGAATACTATTACTAATAGGTCGAAAATGATTGAAAAATTAAGAAGATTCTATTTACCATCTAAACCCGGAGTGCCTAGTTTATCTGAGAGATATAGAGAAACCGAAAAGGGTAAAGAAAATTACGAACTTAAACAAAATAATCCCTCTATAACTGGTAATAAAAAATACGACATGGAGGCTGGTAAAGATGTAGACCATCAAGCCTTCTTAGGGCCACTAAAGGGAGTTTACGCTCACGATTTGTATATGCGTGATTTTGAAAAATGGAAAAGTGAAAATCCATCTCTTGTCAAAGAAATGATAGACAAATATCCAATGCCTATTGAACATGAGCACGCTTTACAATTAATGCATTTTGAAGATGCTGCTGATAGGTGGGAGAGTGACCAATATCACGATGAAATGTATGACCCAAAAGAAGGAATGACAGAGCAAGAGATTCACGACCATCTTTACAGCGGTAAAAGTGAATCTGAACTTGAGGCATCTGCTCTTAGAGAAGCACTTGGTTATGAGGGCTATCTCTATGGACTAGAGTTTTTGTCTCCAGTAGAAAGGCAAAAAGTGATTAATCACATTCACGATAAAGGCACTGACGCACACGATGTTCAGACTATAGACTTAGGAAATGGGTTTACCATAAGCACTGGTCGTATCAAGAGAAATCTTGCTCAGCGATTTACTGGTGAGTTTGACCACTACATGCGACCACAACATATGCATGGTGCGAATGTCAAAAAACATTATGAAACAGTTGATGACATACCCGATGGTGAAGTAAGATTTACTAATCAAGCATTGATGCAAGCGTTGAAAAGTATACCCTTTGATGTTGATAGCAAATCTACAACGAGTGTTTATGACAATTTATTAGAAGAATACAATGAGTACCTCAATGAACATCGTAATGATTTTTTATTTGAGGAAGATGAAGAAAATCAATTAATGCAACTACCAGTAAAGGGTATGAGGCAGGGTGCTAAAATTAATGCTGGCTCAAAAAAACACCCACTTCATCACGGTCAAGGTATACTTGAAGAACTAAAGATTCTTGATGAGTCAGAGCAAAATCATTTAGATATTAGAACTATGCTAAATCTTATGGGTTATAATGAAGATATGACCGAAATGGAAAGTCATCCTCTTTTACTTGGATTTGAAGGAGCACTGGTATCTCCTACTAAAATCAAAGAGGTTCTAAACAAGGCGAAGTATTTTTCCAAAACAAACGCTAATCAAAAATCAATTCGTAATCACGATTGGTTTCATTCCGGTGGGTCTAATGGGTATGATATTACTGATATTCCAGTAGACGAAAGAGAGCATTATCTTACTGATGATGAAAATAACATCATAGGTCTTGGTGCTCACTTTGCTGAGGACTTTCATCATCAAGGTGGTATGGGTAGAAATGTACTTCATTATTTAGAAATGATACATGACTCTTTACCAAAAGACAGTGATGGATTTTCTGTTATTGGTAAAATAGATGGCGACCAGTTTATTCCCAATCCCAAAACTAGCGGTCTTTGGGGCAGATACCTCCCTTCTTTGTTTTCAAGAGAATCAAGAGAGCACGCTGGTTCACATGGTATAATTTCACTATGGGATTCTTCATCTCACATTCATGGCTCGCCTAGAAATCCAAAGAATATGCCTTTTCGTCAAGCAACTTCTTTGAGTGGTGGTTATGCTAATAGTATTCGTTACATGACAGATGATGAAAGAAGAATATACTTCAATGGCCCTGCTTGGAATATTCATAAAGATGGGGATAACCATTTTACTACAAATGCGATTAATGCTATAGGTGGTAAAGCACTTGCTACAACTCAAAGTGATACTAATGCACTACATACACATCGTAATGCTACATCAGGTGGTAGGCTTCATCCTCCTCACGACCCAATGAAAAAGAACAGGTGGCTTACTAAAGACAACCTCCCTGCTGGAGCAAAACTTAGTCACAATGAAAAAAATAGAGAGACTTTCAAGATTTTTCAAAGACATAAGAAAAAGAAAACTGGTGGTATAGAATCTCTTACCGCTGGTCAGAAGAGTGCAGTAGCAGACCTAAATGACGAGTATGATGGGATTAGCAACTCAATAATGGACTTTGAAGAAGGCAGTGATGAGTTTGCACGAGCCAACTTGAGGCTTCACGAAATAGAGGCTGAGATAGATGATATTTACGCTGTTGCTACAAAAGATGAGAAAAATATATTTGAACATGTTTCAAATCATGCTCAAAAAAAGCAAGAGGCTGACTTAGACGCTATTGTAGATATGGCGATAAAAATGAAACCTGAGTATGAAAAAGCAGACCCTGATGCTTTTAATCCTGAGTTCCCTGATAAGTTCATAGCAAATACATCCCGATTATTCAAAGATGCAAATATTGCTTTAATGCGTCTACCTAATTCAGTTCATGGTTTAGAATCATATGGTTATGGGGAAATTATGAAAGAGCAAAAAAGTGCTAGTGAATTAATGTCTAGTGGAGATGAAGTTGTGTCTCCTCATCATACTATAGCATCTGTATTAGGTGCTGTTGGTAAAGAAATCCTACCCACCTTCTCTAAAGAAAAAGTTCGCTCTCTACTCAATTTACCTAATGATAAAGCACATAATAACATGATTGATAGGTTACTTGAGGGAATGGATGCTCCTGTGAAAGTCCTAAGTCATGGTGATTTACTAGGTTCAGGTATGAGTTTTGTAGGCGAAAAGCCTAACTTTATGTTTACTACTGACGACCATCACGGGGCAATCGAGTCAATTTTGAGAGAGCATATTAACACACGACCTTCAGCAAAGGAGCAACCTACTGAAAGACATAAGGCTGATAGAAAGTTTGCTGGAGTTTTTAGAGAAAAGTACGGTAAGAGTCTATCTCAGTTAGAGCCTTTATTCAGACCTAATCAACAAAATCAACTTCAGTTACATGGTTTAAGTCGGGTAAAACTAAGTCATCGTGATGGTAACTATGGTAAAAAAATGAACGCTATTGGTAGTCTTAAAGGGCATATGAATGAACCCATTAATAATGCTAAAAGCGCAGTTCACGACCTTTTTGTGTTCGACCCAACAATAGCACAAACAATGGATAAGGTTGTAGCACCATCTACTACAGTTAGAACTGCCAATTTTGGTATGTTCCCAATTCATTCAGCAACCAGTGGTAATGGAGTTTCAGTTCAAGATATGTTTGCGTCAGGTGCTATGGATAGTGGATATTTGTTAGAGCCATCAGTTGGCGCTGAGTTCCCCGGTAACAAAACAATCATGGTTGGGAATAATACTCAACCTGAATATCTACACAGTATTAGCGAATCATTGATGACTTCTGTGCATGGTCAAGAACCTGTAAAACAAGTATTATCATCAGGCTATCAAGTTCCTGTTGCTACTACAAATATGAATAGACCCAACATTCTCGGTCTGCCTCCAAATATTGAACCGGGTTACATTTCAACAAGCGACCCATCTGAAACACTAATGGTTTTGATGAACCCTGATGCTTTGTTAAAGGCTGATAAATCACGCCCTCCACCTATTTTACCGATGCATCGTATCTTTAGTTTGAAAGATTTTGAAGCGTTAAGAGGATTCAGCGGTGACTGGGTTGTATCTGCGTTCTATGATGGAAAGCGTATGATAATTATGAGAAAGGGTAGTCGCTTTACTGCTTATGATGAAAATAACGATGCTGTTCCATTAAGTGGAGAAGATAAGAAAAGTCTGAAAGCCTTAACTGAAAAGAACTACATCGTAGATGCTGTTAGAATGAAAGACTGCATACACATCATAGATTTGATTGACTATGATGATACAAATGTTTCAGACATGACAGTTAGAGAAAGGCTCAAGATTCTAAGAGGGCAGTTCGATAGTCACGAACATATCTTAGTACCTGCTCCACATGATACACGAATCACAGAAGATGGTGGTTTGGAATCTACAGTAGAAAATCTACAAGAAGAGCATAAGCAACTATTACTCCGTGATGCTAAATCGACATATATGCGTGGTGAGCGTAGACACCCTAAGTGGTTTTTACTTCGTAAAAATAAGAATGTCAGTTTCATTATCTTAGATGTAAGAGGTAAAAGTCCATACACCTATCGTTTAGGAGCAGGGCCACTTGACTCCGAAGGATTTGGTAATAGAGGAGTTGATTACGAAGGTAAGCAGTATCTTGATGTTGGTACTATCAAAAGCCCTAAGCCATTCAAAGAAGGAGACACTGTATCAATATCTGTATCAGGTGTTAAAAAGCGGAAGCGAAATGATAAAACAATCTATGATGTAACTTCTTCAAAGATAGTAGGAGAGGCTGATTCTGAAAGTCCAGCAAGTCTTGAAACATTATCTCTTTTGGCTAAATCTCATCCTATTATCCATGTTCCTTACGATATAACCCTCAAAGAAAACCAAATATCCATCGTTTTTGATGGGTTAGACGAGGTAATTTACAAGTCAGAATCCAGTCATACTGGAAATTGGGCGCACTCTCCACAGTCAGTTATGGGCGCTTTAGCCCAGTCTGATTACTCTCTACAACTAGCAGAAAGCGTTAGACCGCTATGGAATCAGGCTGTTTCATTGATGATGAAAGGTATCAATAAAAAAGAAGAAAGCATAGTTGAAGAAATTATTCCTGAGAAGGACTACCATTCAATGCATTCAAAAAAAGATAGAAAGGAGAGTGAGAAAAACTCTGCTGGTATCATTGATGCTGATGATGAAATGAATATCATCAAGCCGAATATGAAGAAAATGCTCAAAACAATTACTCGTATTAATGACCTTACAGAGCGAATTGATACTATACAAAAAGAAAAAATGTCAGGTAGAGTAGGTGCTCAAGGATTAGGTATTAATGTTGGAGACGGTACTGAATCTCCTAGAGGGCCAACTTCACTGACAAGTGAAGAAAGTCTGCCTGATTGGGATATGATAGAGCGACCTACAGAGGATTCCGAAGAAGAATACGACCATTTGCGTAACAAACGCAAAAAGAGGAAAAAGGGCAAGCAGCACAGCGATTTCAATAAGTATGGTGAAGAAGAGTGATGCCGCTTTATTCATATAGGTAAACAAACAGAGAGTGAATTAGTGTGTTGCGAAGTCAGCGGAGGAATGGTATCGAACTCCTCAAGGGGGTCAATGACCTCATTGTGGCAGGGTATGCTTCAGTTGAACTCGTAGACAAACAAGGGGATTTAATCACAAGGTCAGCATTGAAAGACGCTTTCAAGAAGTTTATGTCCGACCCAAAATACAGAAATGTCCAACTAGCACATTCAAACATACAAGTAGGAGAAGTAATTTCAAATTATACAGATAATCAAGGGAGGTTGTGGAAAAGCGAAGTAGACGATGCTGGAATGTTTGTTGTAGTACAATTAAGAAACGACATTGAGAAGGCACGAGAAGTAGCAAGCGAAATCCGAAAAGGAAACCTAACGGGATTCAGCATCGGAGGACAGGCATTCAAGCGAGTAAACAAAAGCGATAAATCCCACGGCTCATATCAAGAAATATCAAAACTAGAATTACACGAAATCACAATATGCGAAAAAGGAATTAACCCCGAAGCCACATTCAACATACTAAAAGAAGATAAAAACAAGGTGAACAAAATGACTGATGAAGTAATGGAACAAATGAACGATGTACTAACACGACTAGAAGGCAGACTTGACTCTATGGAGAAAGGAGAACTACCTCAAGCATTAAAAGACGCTCAAAAGAAGAAGAAAGAAGAATCTTCTGACGATGAGAAAGACGAGAAAATGAAGGCGAAGTACATGGATAAAGACGAGAAGAAAGATGAAGAGAAAGACGACAAGAAAGATGACAAGATGAAATCTGAGTTTTCAGATGTTATCACTTCTGAATACCTAGATTGGATGGAGAACACTTTGAAATCCGCTGGTGTAGATACTGGTGCTGCTCGCTCTCACTTTGATGGAGTCGCAAAAGCAAACCTCGGTTCTACTCCTGAAGCAATTGGCGATGGCGCTGATTACTTTGCTGGACAAGTTAAGGGTCGTGCTCAAGAAGGAGGCAACCCATCTACTAACGCTATCAAGCGTGCTGGACTAAGTGGCGGTGGCAGTCTTGAAAAGTCTGCCTTTGTCACAGGTCACAACATTGATTCTCACCGCATTGAAGAAGCATATGGCGTATTCAAAGCAGCAAAGCAAGAAGAAGAGTTCCGCAAGTCTCTTGAAGCAAACTTTGAAGGTCGCTTCGCACAAGAATCTCAAGCAGAAATCGCAAAGGCTCAGGCTGCAAACTTTGACGCTCGTGCTCCTCTTGACGAGGTAATGAAGGCTCTAGGAGCACTCAACGAGAGAATCGACACTCTATCTAATGGCGGAGGCGAATTAATCGCTAAGTCTGCTTCACCAACTATTGATGTACCAAGCACACAAGACTTGGCTAACATGACTTGGGAAGAAGTTCACCAATTGGCTGGAGGGCTATACCGAGGCGAATAAGGCTCACAAAATAAAAAAAATAGGAGATGAAAAATATGGCACGAAATTATGTACGCACAGTAACAGACATGGAAAGATACTACTACGGAGCAGGTAACTCAATGGGTTACACTTACACTGGTAGTGAACTTCTCAAAGCAGACGCACCAATGCTAAGCACCACCGCTGGAACATACCAAGCAATCTATGGTCGCAAAGTTTGGTCACAGTTGAACCAAGAGTTCAACGCATTTTCAATTCTACCAAAGAAGCCGTGGGAGCGCAGTGGATGGAGAGTCATCACTGAGAAGCCTAACAGCGGAGCAGTACACGGTGGAATCGCAGAAAACGGTACACTACCTGAAACTGTTAAGCCTACTTTCCAACATGTAGCAGCAAAGCCAAAGACAATCGCTCACTCTTTCGATGTAAGCGAAGTTGCAGTATTCCTTGCTGACAAGGATGACGGCCTTGGCGACATGCGCTCAGTTCTCAAAGAAGAAATGGGTAAGCACCACGCTGAAATGGTAAACAAGATGCTCTTGACTGACTGTTCTACAGCAGCAGGTAACAACTTTGAATCACTTGACAGAATCACCGCTGCTGAAGCAAGCAACGGAGCAGGTTCAGCAACTACCTTGAAAACCACATCCAGCAACAACCACGCTGATGACGGTGACCTTGACATTTACAGCATTGACCGCAGAGACAATGCTTGGGCTAGTGCAGAAGTAAACTGTGCAGCAGATACTACAGCAAGTAACAAGCGTGTTCTATCATTAGACCACCTTGACACAATCTTCCAGCAAGTTTGGGAGCGTGGTGGTAATCCAAAGGTTATCCTAACTGGATATGACACTCTAATGAGACTACAGCAATTGCTACAGGCTCAGCAAAGGTTCATGGAAGAGAAGAGAGTTACTCCAACCTACAACGGTGTTAAGGGTGTACCCGGTATCGAAGCAGGTTTCATTGTAGCAACCTACAATGGTGTACCTATCATTCCATCCAAGGATGTTGTAAAGACAGATGGCCTAAGCAGAATGTACCTCTTAGACACTGACTACATGTACTTTAGCACAGCAATCCCTACTCAATACTTTGAGTCCGGTATCGAAACTGGCGACCCATTCGCTATCAACAGACTAGGACAGGAAGGACTTTACCGCACAATGGGTGAAGTTTGGACTACTTTCTTCGGAGCACAGGCAAGCATCCGTGACTTGAAGTGAGGATAATAAAAAAAAATATAGGAGATGAAAAAATATGGCAGTAACTTTTGAAAGAACAACAGGCAGTGGTGGAGTAATGACCGTCAAGACTGAACTAGACCTTTACGCAGGTAGCCCGAATGACAGTACAGCATGGCTCGATGGTGGAGCAGCGGCTGACTCTTATCCGGGTGCTCTTGCTGGATTCCAAGCAAAGAACACTAACACTACAAATGCAGTTGCTGGATTGAAACTCATTGTTGGAGAATGCACTTTGGTTCAAAATGCAAATGTATTCACAGTTGGAGGAGATGCAAGTATTGTTCAATCCGTTATCATTGGTGGTAGCGGTGCGGCTGGTAAGTCTTTGACAGCAGTAGCAAGCGGTGGTACAATCACATTTACCGCAGAAGCAACCATTGATACTACAGTTGGATTCATGGCTATCGTGGCTTGAGGTGAACCTCATGCCTACAGTAACCTACATGGGGCGTTCTTGGACTACAAGAAATATAGACGCTTCTTATCCCGACTTTGTAAGGGGTAGACCCATTGAAGTCACAACAGCGTGGCTTGATAAGTGGGGGCATAGACTTAGTGACGATTTTATCGTAGAAGGCTATGAATCTGTAGAGTCAGGTAGTGATGATATTCCTGATGCTGGATGGAGTCGTGCTGATATAGCAGCATGGCTCGCAAAGTATGATATTAAGCCAAAAGGCTATGCAACTAAAACTACTCTCCTACAACTTGTCGAGACTGTTATGAGTCCTGACGGTGCTGAGGAGACAGAAGCACTTATAGAAGAGAGTGCAGAAGAAGAAACAACTGGAGATGAATAAATATGGCAGTAACAATTGACCCAAGACCGACTTACATGGGAGACAGAATGATTATAACAGGCTCATTTGATGCAGGTGAAACATCTATTACATTAGGTGATATGCTGGCTGAAATTGATGCAATAATTGTAAACTTTAGCGCAGCACAAGTATTGAAGCACCAAGATGTAGATATTACAGGTGGCTCTTCATACGCAGCAGTTGTAGGTGCATCAGAGGACATAGCAACCTTTGATGGTACTACAATTACTATTGAGCCGCCGCTAACAGGTCAAACCACTAATGCTGGTACTTTCTTTGTAATTGGCAGACGCTCTTGAGGTGGCTGTAATTGGCAAAGACCGTGACAATCCTTGGCCCTTATCCGCCAAAGGATTTCAATGACGATACAGCAAGGACTGCTATAGCGACTGCAATCAGCACCGCTATTGCTTCTAACACATGTGTATCTTGCGACCCGCATCATATTCTTGGCAACATTTACATATTTGTCACCACCAGTTGAGCGTGAGGAGTATGTATGTCACTGAAAGAGCAATCAATTGACCTAACGGATATTGAGCGTTTTCAAAAGCAAGGCATTCGTTCTGACGCACAAACTCTACTTGGTAAAGTCATTGATGAGGAAAACCCGCTAAAGGGTGTAACTCAAACACAGCGTAAGCGTAATCTTGAGGCCAGTGATGTTCTAAACATTGGCTCAGGCACTCGCTGCCAACACTGTGGTATGCTTCATTTCCTATGGCGAGAAAACTGCGGTAGTTGCAGTAAACCTATGGAATACAACCTTGCTTCTGTTGATGAGGAGGCAAGAGCATGACCCGTTGTAAACTCCTTGATGAATGGTTTGATGCTAAATCAAAGCAGGTTGATAAAACCGAGGCTAAAACCAAGAAGTGTTTTGTAACGGGGGATAAGAAATGCCAATAATTTTTAATCCCGGTGAGGCTGAAACACGACCACTTGACCCTACGGCAATTGTCTATACTACTGCACAGAAAGTTGCTGATTTCCTCTCAATTGGCCCTCAAGATGCGGTACTTGTTAGCGCAGATAGCACTACTAATACCGTTTTCGTCACTGGTGCTGATTACAGGACTGTGGGATTTCAAAAAGATGACACTATACTCATTTACTCCGATGCTGACCCACTAGGTATTGAGAGAGTAATTACAACCATAAGCACAAGTGCAAATGGGGTTGAACTTAATTTTGATACTACAATCACCGCTTCTGATTATCAGGCTGCTGACAATACCTATGTTCAAAACACAGCATCGTTTACCAATGGTAAAACTCGTGGTATGAAAAGGTCAGTTGTAGAGGCTCGTATCAAAGAGGCTCAGGATAAAATTGACAATCTTACACACAACGCTTGGCGACCATATCTTGTGAGTGCCGAGTACATTAACTTCGATACATACAAGCCATACAGGAGAAGATACTATACAGATTATGTCGGTACTGCTCCTCTACTGTTTAGAAATGTGCAACAGATTCTTCGTCTTGAATTATGGCAGGGAGACGACTATCGAGAAATCTGTAGTGCTGAGGCTCGTATTCACATACCTGACGATGTAAGAGCACTTTCAGGCTCTATCATCATGTCTACAGGTAACGGCTCGGCTGCTACATTGACTATCGGCACTGGTACTAATCAATGGCGTGCTGACTTTGACCCTGCTACAACTGCACAAAATCTTGCTGACCTTATCAATAAAGAGGACAGAGTAAATAAAGCAGCAGTGGAGTTTTCACCAGCATACAAATTAGAAGGTTCTTCAAGCAACATCAATGTCGATAATGAGTTCCTCGCTACAGCAAATGCTGATTACGGTACTGGTAAAATAAAGGTCACCAGTATGCGTGCTGGTAAAGGTGGTGAAACTTGTTCTATTGTTACCACTGACAGCAATATTCAACTCAAACAAACCACTAAGCATACAGCAACTATTACCAGTATCGTATCTACTACTGTCAATGTAGATGATACCAATTCTTTTTCACATGCTGGTGTCTGTGTAAAAGGTGACACTGTGTTCAGATATACTGGTAAAACCGCTACATCATTTACAGGATGCGTTATTGTTGTAGGTAGTCCTCTCGGTGACCTTAGTGGGGAAATCATTCAGCACACTTTTACCATCGACCTACAAGGTGGCTCAGCAAGTGGTGATAACGCCCGTCTAAGAGATTGGTGGGCTGACTATGAGATGGGTATTATCTACTTCAACAACTCCTATCCTTTCTTTGAATGGAATGCTATCAAGTGCTCATACATTTATGGTGAGCGATACTTAGAGAAAGCCATTGAAGAGGCTGCTACAAAGATGGTGGCGATTGATGTTTTAATGTCAGACGACAGAAGTGTATTGATTCCTGAAGGAACTCAGAATGTAGATTTGACTTCAAAGATTCAGTTGCTACGGGCTGAAGTTGATGCTATCTTAGCCCGATATATTGAAATTGTTGTGTTTGAGTGATGCCGTATGAAGCCTCAAGATGAGTTTTTGGAAATGCTGACTATTGAAATGTCAGACCCAAAATACCAAGAGGAACTACGAATGGTTATTACTCAAAGACCTGAGAATTACCGTAAAAAGGTAGAAGCACAGGAATTAGGCATGTATAGCATTAGAAAAACTGATGATGGTTACAAAAAAGGTAACCAAGCAGCATCTCAGTCTGAGATTGATGCTGCATTAAAAGAGGCCGATAAGCGTATGCTCCGTGAATCACCAATGCTAATTGAGAGAAAGTTGGTGTTTAAGGGTGGTTTGTTGCTGCCTGATAAGAAGGCGTACAAGAAAATGAAGGCGGAGTGATAATATGGTTGCTACATTTACTGAGTCTCTTGATATGGTTATTAGCACTCTTAATGACTGGAATCGTGCTAACACTAGCAACATCAAACCAGTCATAGCCGATATTGCTACCCTTGTTCCTGAGCGTGGAAAGAGGCTTGATTTATCTCGCCACGACTATATTCTGTGCTACGAAACAGCACACAACGAAGAAGCACCTGAGTTGCTGTATGACTTCGTTACCACTCGTCTCAACATAACAGTTGATGCCCGTACATCAAAGGGTAGAAAGCATCTTCAGTTGATGGAGAATGAGATTAGAAGATTGATTCACTCCGTAAGAAAAGGTGACGGTATAAACTTTGACCGCATGGTTTACAAGACCCGTACCGATTTATCTGATAGGTCAAAGGTTTTATTTCGTATGACCTTTCAGATAGAAGTAGTTATCTTTGCGGAGTTAGTGCCTTGAGTTGAGCCGACATGCCATCTACAGTATACAAAGGGGATTTAACCGAAGTCTCATTCGGTCACGAAACAGCATTAGAACTAAAACACAATGGATTTGGCTCATCGTTTTTGTTCAAACATGTGTCCACAGATGCTAATTCAAACACCAGTGTTATTGGATTTTCAGGCGGTGGCTCTGCTTTACCTTGTACTGGGGGGCTTTTACGATACCCAGTTGGTATGCTTGTTGGTTGTAAAATCTCTATTATTGGTAAGGCAAACTTCACGGCAGACGATTCTCACGATACTGGTCGCACTTACACTGTATTAGAGCACAAAAATCACTCTTCAAATGGAACGGAATTAACCGTTACACCTGCTTTGAAATCAGGAATTGGTAATTCTAACACAAACGATGTACTCATCATCAACTCTTTTGGCACACCAACCTTTGATGCAAATATGACTGGATGGAATATTACAGCGGCCTCTAGTAGTGAGCGTGTGCTTACTGACCAGTTCCTCGGTCTTGCTGCTACTGTTACTCTACCTGAAACAAAAGTAGACCTCAAGCGTTACCACATTGTAGGACTTGGCCGTGATACTGCGGTGCAAGTACCGGGTCGTTTCCTAAACGAAGGTGGGTCATTTGAAGTCAATCTACACAATCCACGATGGTTGTATTATTGCTTAGGTATGGAGTCTATATCTTACATGGCAAACGGTGCTGCTGCGGGTCTGTATAATTCACTTATGAGTGCTACTCGTGCTCTAAACGGTGCTGTCGAAAAAGGACAGTCTCTGATTACAGTAGACGGTGCGCTTGAGTTTACCGCCCCGTCAAATCCTCTTGGTGGTACTTCGGGTGCTCAAGCAGGTGATTACATTCTTATCATCGACACAACAGTAGAGGATATTATAACTCACCGTGAAGGCACAACAGCGACTGGTGCTGCTTTTGGTGCGGTGAATATTGAAGGAGATGACTTCTTTGACACCACTCAAAAGAATGAGATTCGTAGAATCGCTGCTATTAATGGTACTACTATTTTCCTAGATGATGGTCTTTGTTACGGTCACGCTGATGGTTGTCAAGTGCGTATCATTCGCTATCAAGAAGGAGGAGGAGCAACCAATACTGGTAGCCCTCATCGTGCATCAACAGGTGCTCTTACATTCCCTATCAGTCGTTTGCTTTATTCTCGTGATAGCGTACCATCCTTTGCTATGGAGGTAAGCATTCGTAGAAGAGATGTAGAGGGTGCTGATGCTGATGTTACAGACGGAGGAACAACAGACCCTAAGCAACTCACTCGTGTGTTTAAGGGGTGCAAGGTCAAAGATTTCTCTATGACTGCTGATACAGATGCTGCTCTTCGACTTAGCGTAAACTTTGATTCAGCACTATGCTACACAGATACTGGTCGTCTTGAAACCACTGCTGTATCTAATTACTCAACTGGTACAAAAGGTGACCGATACAAAACTCATCGTATGTTTGAAGAGACTGCATCTACTCTTGCGAAGAGAAAAGAGGCTGGTATTGAGAAGGGTACACAAAAGCCATACATGTTCTACAACGGAACAGTTGTAATTGCTGGAGTAAACATAGGTCAAGTTGTTTCATTCACTATTACTGGTAACACTGGAGTGCAGCAATTCTACACCATCAACGGTGCTGCTACATCCGACAGTGTTACTGACCAAATCCCATTCGGTGGCTCTCGTAACGCTTCACTTGCTATTGAGGGTAAAACTGAGTACAGCATGGACTGTGAGATTATTGTAGATGACCCAGTATTCTATCATAAGATGCGAAGGGCAGTAGACCACCCATCAAGTTCTGATAATATGATTCGCTTATCCTTTACAAAACCGGGGTCTACCACTCCTCGTGAGCAGATTGACATTATAGTGGATGACTTCTACATCACAGAAGCGCCACTACCAATTCCTGAAGATAAGGGCGTAATCAAAGCACCTTTGAAGATTTTACCAAAGGCTTTGCGTGTTGTTTCAAGAGACACGATACTACATTCTTGAGGTGATTTAACATGGTAACACCAGCACAACGAGCAAAAAAATACGGAGAACTGTCTCACGAAGAGTACGCTTTTTGGTACGCTATGCAACTTAATCTCCCTGACCTCCCAGCCGATGCATATTCTAGGGATGACATTATTTCTGCTGGTAAAATGCGCTCAGTAGAACTTATTGAAGATGCAGTTACTGCACTTTTACCTACAGTGGATGAGCAAGATATTGCTGAAGAGCCAACAGAAGAAGTATATGAAGCAACATCAGAATTGGCTACACCTGAAGAGATTGGTGATAGCGAAGATTTTCCAACAGACCTGACCTATGACGCTATGACCCTCAAGGAACTTCAGGCACTATGCAAAGACCGTGGGCTACCTGTCTACGGCACAAAAGCCGAAATCGCTCTACGCTTGAAGCGTGACGATGAAGGCATATCCGAGTCCACGACTGAGACTGAAGCCCCCGCTGAAGCGGCTGCTGAAGTTGAGTCGGACACCCCCGCTGAAGCGGCTGTGACCAATGGTGAGACAGATGACGAAAACAGTAGTAGCAAACAAGAATCTTTTGATGAGACGGCATGATGAACAGAAACACGAAATTAGCGTAGACCCCGATAATCCTGATATTATCATGGAGGTTTGGGTGCGTGATGTTTCTTTCTTCGACATTCAAAAGGCTGCACAAGAAATGTTTAACATCGGTAAAGATGGTCAAATGTCTCTAAACCTAGAAGGCTTTTACAAATACGCTTTTTCAAACTGGGTAGTGCGAACTAACCCAGCCATGTCAAATGATGACTTATTGAAACTCAAGGGTCACATTGGTGAACAAATATCTGCACTCCTACCAAGTCCTAACGAACTGGGTGAAATGATGGCAGGGGGGTTTACCAAAGGCGGGAAGAAGTGATTCGGGATTTCCTGAGTCGCAAAGTCATAGAGACACCTGCCGATTTAGAACTCTCTCTTGAGATGAAAGCATACATTGTAGCAAAGCATTATACAATTTCAATAAAAGAGGTACATGAGATGACTCCACAGCAATTCTATCAATCCTATACTTGGGCGACAATTGCTCGTGAAGAAGAGGAGAAAGCAAACAAAAGAGCATCGCAGTCAGCGAAAAATGGCAGTCGAGAAACAGTGTCTCTTGACTATGATTTCCTAAATAGGGAGGACTTCTGATGGTAGCACTGGCTGGCCTAACCGTAGCCCTTAGTGGGTTGTCAAGCGGTGCAGGTGTAGTCTCAGGTATCTTTGGTGCTCTTGGTGGTATATTTGGTAGTGCAATTGCAGCAATAACTGGTGCTTTTGCTGGTGCTGTTACATTCATAAAAGAGAAGTTTCAAGTTGTCAAAGATTGGTTTAATGAACATATCATGCCAATTTTCCAAGCACTTTGGGAGTTCTCTGAGCCTATTATAATGACAATAGGGCAGTTCATAATGGACACGCTTGGCCTTGCGTTTGATGCATTAAAGATAGCATGGGATATTCTCATGGTAGGAATGGACTTAATGTGGCAAGAAATAATAGTACCGTTATGGAGTCTAGTTGGCCCAGTTATTGAAGGCGGTCTTGTTGTAATAGGTATCTTATGGGATGGTCTTGTTAAAGGAATGAAATTATTATGGGATAATTTGATTGTGCCTCTTTGGAACTTAGTGGGTATTCCTATCACGGCTGGCTTAACTGCGATTGGTTTACTTTGGGACACAATCATGGCTGGTATGGCCTTGGCTTGGAATAACATCACAGTTCCTTTGTGGAATCTAGTCGGCACACCAATGATGACTGGTATAAGTGCTATCGGTGAAGGGTGGGATTTACTCGCAGATGGTATGAAAAAGATTTGGGATGCTATAGTTGTACCACTTTGGAATCTAGTCGGCCCGCCAATGAAGGCTGGTTTTGAGGTTCTCGGAATATATTGGAATGTATTCACAAGCGGTATGAAAATGGCTTGGGATAACACTCTTGGTGCTCTATGGGAGGCAGCAGGGCCGGGTATAGTAGAGGGTATGGAAAATCTAAAAGTTGTTTGGGATGCTGTAGTGTCAGCATTTGAATGGACTTGGGAAAATATCTTTTCACCTGTACTTGAGGCTTTTGCGTTAGCACTAGATATATTATATGATACAATAAAACCAATTCTCAAAGCAATCGAAAAGGTGTGGGAATATGGTGGTAAAATTGTTGATGCGGGTTTAGAAATGATGGGATTCGCTGAAGGTGGTATAGCGACTGGGCCTGAGTCGGGTTACCCGGTAATGTTACACGGCACTGAGGCTGTAGTTCCGCTTTCAGGTAACCGTTCTATACCAGTTGAAATTAACGGTGGTACTGGAACAGGGGGCGGTAATACCTACAATATTACAATCAATCCATCAGGCATGACAGACAGAACTGACAAGCGTGAGTTCGCAAGAAAAATGAGTAATGCCATCCAACAAGAGATTGCTCGTGCAAGCGGTGGCTCAACAATGAGGTCGGGTAGATGAGTGACGGATATGGTACACCTATTCGCCTCCATTTTGACGGAGGAATAGGTCACAAAATAGGTATTGGTGACAAACCGTTCCCTCCTATGGAACTCCAAGCACTCTCTATTGCTCTCAGTGTAGAGCGTAAAGTTGGTGGAATGCCTATACCATTATTTGGAGGGTCAAGAATAGGTATTGATTTGAACATGGTTAATTCTACAATTGTTATTGAGGGTATTTTTACAGACGATGATGTAAACAGACGCTCATCATCTGCCACCGCTGCTACCAGTGTAATTGATTTTGCAGTTAATCAAGCAGAAACTACTAGCGTTGGTAAGTTCGTACAAATAGCAAACTCAGTTTTTTTTAATAATTTAGAAAAACTGGAGTTAAAGGAAAAGCAATCTGCTGATAGCAGCGTCACTACAACAGAGACTATTCATTTTGTGCCTGACAACAGTAAGAACTTTTCAAACCCCGGTGTTTCAAATGTCGTAACAGACACTAATTCTCCATCCGGTACAAAAGTATACACTCATTCTTCATCAACAACACCAGCACATATCGCTGCTTCTGTCGTTACAGCATTAGGAGCAAGTCATCTAAACTCAACAATCACTGGCTCTGTATCAACATCTGAGTTTGCACCTGCTGCTGGTAGTTCAAAACTTACACTTACACAAGGCGTTAATGGTGCGATGTTAGTTAATGATAGCGTGAAATGGTTCGTAGATGCTGACAACTATGCACCATATCATCGACCATTCAGTGGAGGTTCAAGCGCAACTGATTTGAACAATAAATCGGCTGGAGATAAAGTGCAAGACTTGTATGGTATCTTACACAATACAGACAGAGGCACTGCTGCTTTAGTTGCTGGCTTAGCAGTTGGTGTGGCAACTGGCGGTGTTGGTTTAGCCGCTGGTATTGTAGCAGGTGGTGTTTTAGCCTTTGATGGTTTATTTAACGGCGATTATCCTATTGGTTTACAAATACCTTACAACTCAATGATTACTGCCGATGGTGGTAAAAAATATAGTGTTCGTAACTTTATGATTCAGACTGGTCTTTTTGTAGATACAAATGAAAAAATAGCATCGGGTAATACAAAGTCAGCAAATGTAGATTTTAGTACAACAGATGAAACCACTGGCATTCAAGGTACAATACAGAAGTTTGATGTTGGGTACAATGCTGGTGAGCAACACTATACATTCCAAATGGTCTTTGCTCCGATTGACATGATTATTTGAGGTGATAAAATGCCAATTATGCTTCAATCTAATCACGCTTTATTTTTTGACGGAGTAAGCGACAGCGTGATTATCCCTCAAGGTAATTTTAGCAAGTTAGGGCAAGATTACGATAAAGAGACAGCCATCACTAGAAGAAGTTCTGAAGAAATCGTATCTCATTCATCAGGGCGAGGTATGATTGCTGATGCGTTAGGCAGTGGACTTGCTATTGAAGCATGGGTTGTACCGGACTGCGGTGGTGTTATTCTGATGAAAGACGGTCAGTTTAGGCTAAGCATGGGTACTGTCGATACACCCGGCCCAATTGAGTTTGAAGCCAATCTTACATCTTCTTCTATTGGTGATTTCAAAGTTTTACTCCGTAGTGCTCAACCTGAAACAAACGGCTACGATGGTCAAGTTTACCCAGTTACAACATTTGGTGGTTTAGATGATTCATACAATCGTTTTGATAGTGGTAAAGATAAAGCAACATCGTTAAGCAGAAATCAAAGACCGTTATACCATATCGTTGCGTGTATTAATCAAAGTAACGCTGAAATCTATGTAAATGGTGATTTAGTTGCCAATCAAAATATTCCTATTGGTAGTGCTTTGAAGAGTAAAAACTCTCATGTTTACATTGGAGGAAAGGGCGGTGAGTTTAGAGGTGTAATTGAGGGTATTCATGTCTCTTCTTCATTTAGTAACGAAATGATAACTCGTAATCCTTCAATGGTAAGTGACAGAACCATATCATTATTTAGATTTGAAGAGCCTATCTCACCGCTAGATACTGTTTACACTATTAGCAGTATAGATTCTACATACAGTGACTCAGGGGTTACTGAAAATGACCTCACTGCTATCACCATACCCACTGCTGATGCTCAGTCTTTGGCTAATGCTTTGACTGGTAAAACAATTACAGACACTTATGTTGATTTCACAATCTCCCCATACTCAACTGGTGACTATTCTGTTATTGACAGATACAGCACTCCCGGTACGACTACTAATCATCTTGTGCCTCATGTTCCTTACAATCTTCTCATTAATCCCGGCTCGATAAATCAAAACTCAAAGAAGCCAAACGGCAAACCACCTGAGCGTGTGCGACTGCACCGTATCAATATCTCATCAGGCGAATTATTGGTATCAAGCGTTCATTTAGATTTCAAAAATACAACAAACACCAATGGATTGCGACCTATTCTTCACTCTACTCACACTTCTGCTAATGGAGCAAACTCGTTTGTTGTTATTTCAGCAGATTGTTTAATTGAAAATGGTACAGGTCGCCCGTATCAACCACCGCACCTTGCTACTCAGTTGATTGATAGAGCAGGTCAAATGTTGATTGATGAAGGTGAGTATGAGCAACACGCTATGGCATATTCAAGCCGTATGTCTACAACCGCTGTTGATACTGATAATCCATTTGCTGTAGCATGGCCTACAGATTTAGACGAAAGTTTTCAGATAGGTCATTCAGGTCGCCATATTCTAAATCATATTGAAGGACATTCATATCTTAGAATGATGCCTCGTGCTAACGAGGAAAACCTAGACCAACAGGCTGGTAATTCAGACATTCTTACGCTGATGTACGATGCTGCTACAAAAGGCATTGACAAAATGTTCCCTATTAATTCTCAAGTTGATTATTACAAAGACACAGCAGCGTTTGAAATCAAGACAGTTGTGAACTCAAGTGCTCCGCACGAAATAGTATCAAATGGTCTAGCAGGGGCTAATAGAACTTTGATAGCAATTGGTGGTTCTAAGACTGGTGCTCGTAACTTTAACCCACTACCGTTTGTTTTGAAAGGGCCAGTTCCGTCAGACTTAGATAATGTTGATAGTAATGTTCGTAAGTTCCATCTACACCCTTCAAGAAATAGCCGTATTGCTCTTTTACATGTACCCACTCTTGCTTCTCGTGGCTTAGCACCATATGTAGAAGTACACTACAACGCAATTGATTTTACAGGCGCATCAATGAGTAAAACCGCACCAATGTTAATGGTCGAAAAAACTGTACCTGCTTCAAATTATGAAGTAGCAAGTGGGGTATATGTTTACGATGACATAGCCACAGATGTTGCTGCTGGAACTGCTACACTTTACTCCCCCGGTGGCTACATTGATGTTGGTAAATCAAAAGAAGGAAACTTAGGCTCTATTAATTTCTCTCATTCTCTAGTTGGGGATAATAGCGAAGGATTTGAGGCTGATGTTGAATTAGACGAGAGACTCACACCTGCTAATTTTACAGCAACAACCACTAATGGTAATACTACTCCTCAAAGTCTTACTGCGTCTCATACAACAAAGGCTCAGCACGACTCTGTTTTCCATCGCATACTTATTGAAAGAGTGCAAAACGCTGACGCTTTAGAGATTACATCTGAGTTCAATCGTATGACTCCTCATACTGTTCACGGTAGCCCAAGTGCTGGTCAATTTGATATTGGTGTAACTTCTTCTGCCTCTGCCATACATGAGATGTTTGACATTATTGACAATGTAGAAATTACAACTCTAGTTGGAGTTACACATCGCTTCTTTATTCAGCCATCTGATAGAACTAGAACTAATCAATTACAGTACATTTACTCAACAGGGGATAGACCTGACTCTAGTAACATAGCCGTTGTAATGTTCCTTATGGGTCGCTCAAAATTGCGTGGTGTTGAGCAGATAGAAGGCGATGAAGGGCGTTTCACAGTGGTAAACTGTGTAGGTCTTTCTGATGTAGCAGCGACTCGTAGTATCAATGAGTTAGGCTCAGGTAGTCCTGACTCTCATGTTGTCAAAGAGATAGACCCTAACGCACCAGTTGTGAGTGTAACACTAGGAGGAGTGGGTCAAGGGGCGTATGACACAAAGCCATCGTTTGACAGAAGCACACTAGCACATTTACCTTACAGTAGCAGAAGAGGTTTCTCTTGTCTTGCTACTAAAGTAAGAGTTGATTTGAGTTCAAGTAACGAAACTCAGTTCATAGAAGTATCTCCTCTGAACAATGAGTCGCCTGATTTAGCAAGTTGGGGTACATACCCATTCCCTAAAGTTGGGAGAATATATTTGAAGAACGGAGCAAATGCAGAGTATCAGAGTAAGAACGGGTCTTGCTTTTTGTTTGATGATTCTACTGTTAGTACACGAAGATTCCTTTTACCAAATGGTAACGCAGTTGCTACATTCCAAGACTGGGTAGTTGGTAGTGGATTGCGTAAAGATGCTGGGGCTTTAACAGGTACTCAGTCTCAAGATTTCCCGCTTGGTGAAATTATTATGGGAGACGGGCATTTCTTTGTCGAAAACTTGCAGTCAGATGGTACGACTGTAAATGACAGAATGTTCCAATCTATGGATAATATATCGCATGACTATCAACTTGGAACTCAATTTGCTTCTACTCGTGCGCTAGTAGAGATTCCTTTGTTTAGAGGGCAATTCTTTGTAGATAGATTCCGTAACAGTTATCCAAGCCCTGACAACTCTTTGAAACTACATATTGACCCTACTATGACAGCGCATACATGGAATCCATCTCCAGTTGGTCGTAGATACCAAGATATGCCTCCTTCTGATAGAAGTGCATACGGAGCATTCGCAAAGAGCATACTTAGTAATGAGAGAAATAATCAGTCTAACATTACTAATTTTGAGATACTTACTTCTACTTATCGAATCTATGTGACTAATCCTAAAATGTACCCAGCAGGTGACACATCATCTGATAAATATTTCAATGTAGATGATGTACTGCTCTACCGTAGAGTATTTTTACCATCAGGCGCATGGGCTATATATTCTAATAACCCAGCAACAGATGGTTACATAGAAATTGTAAAAGAAGATTCGTATGTATCTGAAACATTTGTAGGTGAAGCAGTGGTAGGTTTACCTTTACTCATAGGGAATATATACGATTCAGAAGTCTTAGTCCCACTCAAAGGTGATGCTCTTAATGCCGCTGCTGACTTTGAAAATAGAAGTGAATATTACTACGATGCTGCTAGTGCAAAAACACAAGGCGGCAATATTGACTATGGTTTACGCCAGTATGTAAGTGCAGTAGAGTTCAAAGCAGGGCCACTATCAAATCCTCACGCAGCAAAGATTCAATCTAAGCGTGCAGCGGGAACTATTCTGAGTGTAGAGCCTATTATGAACGGGTCTGTTTATACTGGATTCGCTCATCTTATTATGAGTCAAGAAGATGTAGATAAGTTCCCGAATATTGAAAGGCAACCTAATGCTATAAACGCTGATTATAAATGGGAAATGGGTCAAGCACACTATAGTTTAGAAATTGGCACTAATACATTTGTTTACTTTGGAGAAGGTAACAAAAACAAAAGCACGCTGGTTACCAGTGGTACAACTCCTACTGATTCTCTTGATACACTCTCAAGTATTATAGTAATGACAAAGGAAAACAATTCAATTCCATCTTATCTTGACAACGACACTTTGAAGGGAGAAGTCGCCACCCTTACTAAATATGGATATGATGTTTTCTTTTCAAGTGACAAGTACAACACATTATTGGATAATACAGTAAACATGTCACATACTGGTAGACCAGTTCATTATTCAGCACCTTGGCAAATTAGTGCGTTAATTGGTGGTGATGACCAAATTACACTAAGCATACAAAAGAGCGAAATACTTCAATCAAACACTTTTAATCTAAATGTCCAACATGAGGACTGGCTTTATGCTGAGCATCATAAGGATGGAGAAGTAGTTAAAGTAACAATACTAGGACAAGTTGATTACATAAATGAGAGTATAATTTTGGGTAATCCAGTTACTATTCCTCAGACTGCTGGGATAGTTCATCTTAAAGCAGCAGTACCTACTGCTAACAAAACCAGCCTAACCGCTATGTTAGGAGCAGCGGCTCTTTCTGCTACAGAGTTTGTCTACCTTAGAACTGGTTGTCATTCAATGATGGTAAATGATGAAGAGGCTTGTCTAAACAGAACTTGGCTATTTCCTTACGCCCAAGGTGGTTTGCGTAGGGGAGATACAATATGGATGAATATGACTTACAATAATCCCCATGCTGTTCAAGGGATGTTTGCTAAGAGTCGTGGTGTGCTAAATGAAGCACTTGTTTGGAAAGGCTTCAACGGTGGTTTAGGTTTAATGGCGGCTGAGCCTCGTGATTCTATACCACTTGAAAACTTCTTGATTGGAGACAGTTGTATTGATACTGCTCGTAATTTTGTTCAGCATGTGAATAAAACAATTGAGTTAAATTACACTAACCTTGGTATTAGTAACCCACCAACAATTGCTTATCTTGACCCGTACTTAGCAACAGAAGGACACGCTCGTGTATTGTTATACGATGTAGCGCATGACCGTGAGTTCATAGCATTCCAAGACATACATATGCAAGTTCAAACATCTCCGAAGGCTGCTGAAATTGGCTTTGAAAGATTGTCTACTTCTCAGAATGTAGCCGATGGAACTGATGAAGTTGATTTAAGTTATTATTCTATCAAGTACAATGGTGGCAGTCAAAATCCATTTATTACCCAAGTAGATGTTGCTAATGGTTATCCTTCTCAAAATAAATACATCAGAGAGTATCAGCATTCTAATTTTATGGAAAGTGCTTATGCTCATAATATTGCTAACAATATGGCAAGTGAAATGCTAGAACCAGTAAAAGGTATTGTTTCAAGAATAGAACCAGTGCAAGGGCAATCATCATTTAACAGACAAAATGGTACTGGTTACCCATCAGGTACAACTACTAATGTGGCTACAACTGCTATAAACGCTGGAGGTACTGGATTAACTGTAGATATTACTACAACATCCGGTCAAATTACTACTATTGCTGTTAATACTCCCGGTAGCGGCTATTTAACTTCAAGAGTCGGTGGTGGGGGCTTTGAATCAAAAATAAGAGTCACTGGTGGAAATAACAATGCTGTTTTCAAAGTATTCACACACACAGGTACATCTTTGATTAACACATTAACTACCATGACTCAGAGTATGATTTATGGTAAAGCCCACGGTCATTTCATACATACAGGTTTCCACACTGGTGGGCCATTAGCAAAAGAGCGTGCTCTTGGTGATAGTATTGCATCAAGAACAAATAATGCAGCAGTTACAATATACCATGCAAATAAAGAGCATAAAAAGACAAGAAAATTATTTTCATCAAATGATATTTTAGTCAAGGCTTTAATGCAGCATCGAATAAAGAAAGGAAAAACATTGACTTTGAAAGCAGGTGGGTCTACTTACAACAATGGTACTTTCTTTAATGTAAGAACAACATCTGATGGTAAAGGAAAAGGAATGACTGTAGATGTTGTAATATCAAGTGGAGCAGTGGCTACAGCCACAGTAAGAAGGCATGGTAACAGTCTATACAAAGATGGAGATACAATTTTTATCGCTGATAGAAGGGTCAATGACTTACCTACAGCAACACCGCCTTTTGTGGCTGGTGATGGCAAAGGTAGTTTTACATTAAACATTAACAATACTAACGATGAAACATCTACTCTCTTCGATACACCGGATGGAACTCGTGTAATCCCAGCATTCCTTGCATTAAAGGGCATTAGGTCTGAGGCTCTTGATTTATCTAACATGAATGAAACAAGACTACAACACTTGCCTCAGTGGACTCAAATGGATTTCACAAGAAGGATGACTATTGATTTAGGAGAGGTTGCCGTTAAGGATGGTATTACTAATGTCGAAGCAGCAGCGACTGAAGTAGTTCGTATGATAAATCAGGCTGCTGCTAAAAAAGGGCGCACCCACAGCGATAATAACAACAAACAATATCCCGTAAAAGTTGCTGGTGAGGCTGACTTTGCTACAACTGGTTCTACTCACGACCCCGCTGTATGGTGGGATGAGGACAAGGCGTTTGAGTCTCACGATAAAGGAACTCACATGGGTTACATTCGTGCTCACCTTGGTAGGGTTGTTAAAAATATAGATGGTAGCGAAGAAGGATTTTCAATAATTATTCACAGCACTGTACCGGGTGCTACTGGCCGTAATTTCTGTGTATGGCTCGACAATAGTAAGGGGCAATTACCTTACAGACCTGAGTTTATGATAGGCCACGGAGGTAGATTCAGAACATTTTGGTGTATGCCTGATGAAATAAGTGGAGAAAATATGCACCCAGCACCGATGCCGCTAAATAAACACGGCAGACCTTTTGCTCCTATTACTTCTCTACGACAGTATACGCAACCCGATGAATCAATGCAAGCAGTAGCACCAAAAGGGGAGTTTTCTAACAATCACGATGAAACTACAACACCAAGATTGCGTGCCGTATCAGCGCATAGCGGTAGCGGTCAAAACCATAATACACTCAACACTGAATCTCTTGAAGTAGAAGGATTCAACACATCATTTACTGAAGGATTGAGAGTGGGTACTAATGCCGTAGCAAGAATAAACTTTGGTGGTCTTGTAGCGGCTGGTATTCCGGGCTTTGCTCCTGATGCGGGTAAGTGGGGATTCGGTAGAAAGGGAGATAATAGATTTGCTAACGATTATGGCTTACTAACAACAGTAAGTAACACAGACCCGGCTTCTACATACACAGGTCATGTACCTACACCTGATACATTCCCTGAAAACATAGGAGACACCAATCTCTATGGGCTACGCCTTCAAGACCATAGAGGAGTAAGTCACGGACTGCGTTACATTTACAAAAATATGGGTGACAATTTTGCTTTAGATAATACAACTTTACCAAAAACTTTGGATAATGAAATTGCTATCTATTTCAATCACAAAGACTGCTCTCAAGGCGGCTTTACAATTGGAAAACATATGCATGGTATAAGTGACCCAACTGGTAGATTCCCTGCTATACCTGATAACGCTAATTTAGCAAGTTGGAGAGGTAACTATTGGAGAGGAGCACCTGCTCCAAATGCTTCTTACAACGCAAATGTAGTTTACAGTGTGGCGAATCAAACAATTACTGTCACCCCCTATGCTCCATATGACGCTTGTGACCATCACGATATTTTAGGCTATATGGGATTCCCTGCTGAAGATGGTGTCATACATTTGTCAGACCCATTCAATCACATGGGTGCAGCCACTATAACCGCTGGTGGTTCAGGTTATACAGCAGGTCAAACAAATGCAGATGCTATAGGAGTAGGCGGTAGTGGTAGTGGAATGACTTTGAGTATCAATACAAATGGTAGTAATGCAGTCACAAGTGTTACTATTACATCCCTTGGTGAAGGTGGTTACATTAACGGAGATACAATCAGCGTAAGTGGTATAGGAGGTACTAACGCTCAATTCACACTAATAGAATCCATCAACGGTAACTGGGGTAATATGTACTCCTATACTCATCGAACAAGGAATGATAAAACTGGCACTCATGTTTTCCACGGTGTTGTCGGTGATACATATGTTTCAAGGCATAAACATCACTCTTCGTCTACTATCAGTGCTCCGGTCTTTGAGGCTGGTGATTATGTTGTAGGCGAAACAACTGAATCTACATCAGCACTTATCACACCAGTTGCTAATTGGACTACACTGATAACAGATGAATTAATGGCTGCTGTAACTGCTTTTGCTATCAACTTAGATAACCCTAACAAACAAAAAGGGCATTTCTTTGATTGCACAGAAATGTACGCCGCTGACGGTAGAACATTTGCTGAGTGGGGTATCACTGAAGAGTCAATTAAAATTAAGGCTTACAATACGAAAAATGACATTGAACCCATATCTAACTTCTTTACAGCAAGTCTATCCCAAGATACAGGTATTAGAGCCAGTCATATTGAATATGGTGAAGTTGAGAGTTTGAAACTTGACGATGAAGGAGTGTCTATAGGAGGCACTGGGGATAGACCAGTAACTAATGATTTGATAGATAGTGGGCGTAGCGTAAACTGTGGGTATATACCATCAAGTGTTTTACAAATTACAACAAGCGGTAGAGGCCATAACTCTAACACACCCACTCCAAATATAGTAGACTCACAAAACAACCCAATTGATACTAACACATGGCGTAAAAACTTGATAGGAGAGAACTTCATTGAATCCAGTGGTGACTTAATTCTACCAAATCTTGACAATCCAACGCTAAAGATGAGTGCTATAGGCCACGCAGGTGCGGCTATAACTCTACATAGTGACAATGCTATGTGGCATTTTGCTAAACCATCGGGCGAAGAATCCAATGTAAATCATGTTTTCAATGGTTCATCAAATGACTTAACAAGAGTAGACTCTTTTGGTACTCAAACCCCAATAAGTTACAACAAACACACAGCAATTGCTGAAAGCCGAGGAACAACATTAGCCGCTGCTGAAAGTACATTCAAGGCAATTAGTGATGCGAACTTGAGAAGTGAGGATTGGCCTTCATCGAATCCAAGTGGTACTATTGTTATACAGAAATACAATGACACTAGAAGGGCATTTTTGTTTGCTGGTAAACGCTCTCTTGGTAGCGTACATTCTGTACCAATTATTCGTTTTACAGGTGCTCGTGATAGCCCTGATAACTATGTTCCTCTATTCTTTGGCGGTGGGTTTAGTGGGGCTACTATTGACATAAATGATGGTACTCAAAATGACTATTCGGAGCATAATACACATCCGTATGCAAATGGGCCGACTGGTTCATCGGGCATTCAAAATGCCAATGAGATTCTTTCATCTTTCTCTACAATTGACTGTAACGCTATCATGGCATTTTTCCCAGCAACTGCGTTGTTAAAGCAACATCGTGGTAGTATTAACCCACCAGTTTACAACAAAGATAGTATTCTTTCTCAAGACCTAAAACGAGGCTCGCATACCCCAAGTAACATTCACCCCAATGCTGCTCCATATACTGCTGGCGTGCATATGCAAGTTCCTTCTCCTATGGTATTACGCTTTGCACACCCGACTGCGAGGTATCAAGACCATAGAGATGGAACAGAAAATAAAACAACTTTCATTATATTTGGGCCGGGTCAAGCATTCCCATTAACACAAGAGTCTGCCACTCCAAATAATACTTTTGAGCCACACCCCGGTTCGGCTATTAGCACTGGTAATGGCTGGTCAAAAGTACCAAATATGTCAAGCGGGGTTGGTGGTCGTGCCTTCTTACCAAATCACATTCATAATTCAGATGGCGATTATATGCCTGAGCGTGCTGCTACTCAATTACTCAAGCACAGTTACCACTACCGCCAAGTGTTTAATTGGGAATCATCACTTGGTATTCCTGATACTGTATTTTTGAGGGAGCGACCCGAAAGTGGTAGAAACTATGGTAGTTCATTTACCGCTGCTGCGTTTAAGCATTACAACAGTTTTGGTAACTTTACCGATAATGTTGCACGAGCATACTCTGTGGCTCAACCAAGTAGACACGCTATGTTTTATGGTCATGGTATGGTTAAAAATGCTGATTTGTGTTGGCATATGGATAATGGTAACCATCCCGGTGGCTCGTGGATGGATAATCAAATTACCATGAATCCACCAAGAGAAGCAGATGACGCTAGAGTTCCAGCCCAAACCACTACAACTCAAATTAACAAAACTGCGTTTAGAGTAGCAGGGACTTTGGCTACAAGGATGCTTTACTCAAATGACAACTCAGGTTCACCTGCTTTTGCAGCGGAAACATTAGTCCAAGGTGATGTAGACCACGAATACATTGTAGTAGATGCTACCCGTTGTCAAAATGGAGAAGAGTTAGCATGTTTACTCGGAGGAGCAATCAATACATTCCCCGGTAAAGGTGCTTTGAAGGCAATAGGTGGAACATTCATGCCATCTATGGGTAACTCTACTAAACAAGACCGCTATGGTTGGATTGCGGCTGAGTCTACCGCTATACCATCAAGTGTTTACGGCGGAGGGGCGGGTGGTGTGACCCCACATGCTCAGGTTGCGGGATTAGGTTATTCAAACAATGTAGTTAGCGGACAGGCTATGACTAGAAGTATTTTGACTACATCTACATTTACTGGAAATATCACTAACAATGACCCATTAATTCCTGTAACTGGTACATTCCCTCCTAATATGCAAGCGGGGCAAACTGTAACTGGTACTGGGTTACAAGCCAACACCGTTGTTGTCAGTTTTACTGGTTCTAGTATTACTGTATCTCCTAACCCTAATGCATCAAACAGCGGTGTAACCATTACGCATACACACAACACACTGGGTAATACGGCATCATTAGCATCAAATCTCAAAGCAGGTGACTGTTTCATTGATTTACAAATAACGGGTTATACCAATGCTAGTGATACTGCTACTCAATCTATTGTTAATCGTATACCTACTTCGGGTTGGTTGCGTACTGAAGCAGATACTGATTATGGCGGTGTTGTATCGTCTAGTGTAAAAACGGCAGCATGGGCTTGTTATCACAGTCGTGCTACCTATAGAAACGGTAGCGATTTATTCTGTAGATTCTTTTTATCTAACAATAAAATCACAGGTTTGAAAGCGTTTGAAGATGGTGAGGCTTGGCGTATTTATGCTAACACCACTACCCCGTTTAATACTCAAAATGGTTCAAATGTAGGAGGAGTAAGTCTACCTCACCCTGCCCCTACTACTGGTACAAAAATATGGATATGGTCAAAGAGTTCAACTCTTGGTGTAGACAACTCTGCTGACTTTGAAAGATACCTTCAGAAAGGAATAGGAGCAGTTCACTTTAGCGGTATCGTTGATGCAATAGATAGAACAAAACCAGTTGGTGCTGTTGGGTGGCATGGTGAAAGGTACTCTTATCTCAACACTTTACCAGTAGACGGTGGTTATTCTGCTGGTCTAGGTGCTTGGCATTCTATGCTTGGGTTCTCACCATATGGTGGCGCATCATCTTGTGCGACTATACTAGGACATTTACCACATACCACTCCTCTACCTAACTCGCCTGAAAGTATGCCTCCTACCGATATACCGGGTCGCAGTCTTGACAATTTCCCAAGTGACGGTGATACAGAAGCAGACCAAGTAAGTTTCTCTGTAGATGACCCAGTGGCATTCGGCTCATATGTCGTAGGCTGGGCTGACGGTGCTCAGTTCAACAACCCACCAGTGATGCGAACTATGCCTGAGTTACAGAAAGAGTTGGTTCACCCTCAAGGTACTTACGCTCGTGCGTTGTTAGTAGTAGCACATGAGGGTGAACTTAGTTTAGTAGCGAGGAAAGATAGAGATTCATACACTGCTACTGGTGATTATCTTTTGGCCGGTGGTACTACTCAATGGGATGAGAGATTCCATAACGCTGACAGATTTATCGCTCCAGCAAACGCTGGGCCAAATGTTGAGGCTTTGATTGTTGATGCCACAGCACCGCCTACAATTGCTGATTATACAGCAACAAGTGCTTTGGATAACGCACCTTTCGATGCTCAGTTCTACCTACATGGTAGTATATCTGCTGATACTTCATTGTCAAACGCAGAGCCTTGCTTTGCTGAAACAGGCGATTTATTCTTCGATATTGACAAAAATGTAGGTATTATAAATCACGAAGGAGATATAGCGGAAAGAAATCTTGCTACTGATTTTATTACAGCGAATACAAATCCTTCTGCTAACATGGTTCATAATGTAGGTACTAATCAATCTGAAGTATTTTGGGCTGGTGATGTAAACGCTTACGATGTGCTTAAACGCACACCTCACAAAAACTTCAGCACAGAACATATTGTGTGGAAACGAATGGATGGTGGTACAGTTACTATGCCAGCATCAAATGCTCGTGGTTTAGGAGCAGTTCCGTGGATTACTCGTGTTAAAAATGCAGTAGTAGGTGATGCTGCCGGAACTGCTCATCAAATGGGAGAGAAGTTGTATGGTAACATTCGATTTTCTTTTGAGACAACAAACTCAGCCATGATGCCAGTTCTACAGGCACAAGAGATAGCACACCCTACATTAGCAAAAGAGCACCCTATTGCTCTTGGTGGTATACTTGAGATACCAAATGAAGAAATACAATTTGAAGATATTACCGTTGTTGATGATACAGGACAGGTACACACACTAGAAGGCGGCTCTCCTTTAGGTATTATTATCAGAGCGTATAAACCAACATCGACTAGACTAGCAAGTGGTTTACAGCCAGTTCCAGCCAACAGCGGTATCGCTCCTAACTTTGAGATTCAGTTACCCGACCCTGAATCTATACCCGGAAATATCCTTGTCCGTAGTGGCTTTGACCCAATCCAAGCGTACCAAACTGAAACCGTTGGTGACGGTGGTATGATTCATCCTGATTTGGGTGCTTCTCATATTGGTCATTTGTTTGACAATGTAGTGAAGGCGCCGAGAAAAGGGCCAACTATGAACGAAGTAGGATGGGAACACATATCGCAAGGAGAAAACTTCCCTGAGTCTACTCGTGATGGATGGGTAGAGGCGACACGCAATAACTCACTACGCAGTTCTTACGAGCAGCAAGACAGAGCACTGTATTTCCACATCACTAAGATGGGTCACAGCCACACTGAAAAGTTCCCAGTAACTTACACTCATGCTGCTGGTGTGGTAAATCAAGATTTGACGGTCAGTAGTTTCGCCAGTCCTATTCTAACTGCTAGTGCTACTATTACTCCTTCTATATTCGATGCTGGATTTGGAACAAAAGAGGTGGCTGGTGACCGTAGATTCCTTCGCATCGCAAATCCAGCGGGTGAAAGTGTTGTTGTGTCGTATACTTCTATCGGAACTGGTGGTGAGGTTAATTTGTTCAAAGGCGTGGTAGGAGATATTGACTTTGACCAATTCCTTGCTGATAACCCACCTGCTACAACAACATTGACGATTACTCCTTCTTACTATATCCCAGCGGGTAGCACTCGTATATTCGCAGCAAGAAGATTGCGTGACCACGCAGAAGTAAGTGGTAACAGTCCCGACATGGCTCACACTCTATACTTTGATGGTGACTCTCAAACCACTATTCATTCAAGATACAGCAAACCACAACTAACTCCAATGCCTATTCCTCGTATGGGTCATCACTTCGTCAATGCTACTATGCCTATGATGCCGGGTCATTGGGCGCATCCTTCGTATGCAGGTTTGTATGACAAGGCAAACTCAGATAGGCTTGCTGCTCTAGGTGACGAAGATTACACTTCATTGGCTGAAAACTTAGTTGAAATAGATGGTACAACAAATAATCAAACATCAATACCCACAGCAGTTGAAGAGAGAATATTCCCTCTTAACCCAGCATTAAGAGTAGGTTCACTTACTACCAACCCATCAGGGCCGAGTGACATTCACGGTGGTGCATTTACCCTAATGTTTGAGACAAAAATCAAGTATGACGGTTACGGTATACTAGCATCAAAAGGCACTGCTGGAGATATGAATAAGGCCGGAGGACACTCTATTGTGCTTGAGGCTGGGGGTAATTATACTCAAGCCAATCATTTCCCTGACCCTGCTGAAGTTGGGGCGTATCAAATTGTCATCCAACCAAACTTGCGCTCACAACAAATCACAGGATTCCATCGTAACAATGCTGACTCTACAGGCTTACCAACTGCTGGTACAGAATTATCGAGTCTCACAAGTCAGCAAGTTGCTCTTGTAATAGGAATAAAGTACGATGAAGAGCGACACGCCACACTAACTAACTCTGCTAATATTGGTGGTGTGACACTAATATTGTCCGAGGCTACATTGGCTGATGTAAGAGGCTGTGAGATATTCTTGAATGAGGTCATACTAGACCACGACCCTGACCACGGTAGCCAGTTTACCAACATCCCTCCGATGCTGCTTTATAATCCACTTGGAGTTCAAGGTAGCGAAAGTCCTCACTTTACTCGTAGAGGTCACCCATATCACCCTACTACATCTGAAGTTTCTTTCAAAGACGCTACACCCGGATTTACAACTAACATTCCGTGGTGGAGTATCATGCACCAAGGCACTCCATCTGATGCATCTGCTGTTGGTTTCAGGCATCTCGCCTTGTATCGTATCGACAATTACTATCAGTTCTGTCGTGCGAGTTATGGAGCAATAGGTGCTCAATTGACACTGGCTGGTTATCCTAGCATATACCCTGATATTTACTCAAAGATAATGGAGAATGTCAGTCTTACTCCTACTTGTAAAGTAGTAGGAAATCATAGTTCTTCTACTACTATACAAGTTGATGACTGTTCACTATTCCCTGAGATACCGTATTATGGTCAAAAATTACAGTATATTGACCCTGATACGGGAGAAACTGTATCATTTACTTACACAAGAAGGCAAGGTACAACACACAGTTCAGGTACTATGAATGAGCCTGATATATTCCATCTACCTACAGGTGTTACATTAACGAGTGGTACTAAACTGACATTAAGCAAACCGTACTCTACAAAATCTGTTAATGATATTCTCAAGATAGATAGTGAAAGTGTAATGACAAAGAATCTAGGACAGTTACTAAGTGGTACAAGAGATACAAACAGTCTTTTCCTAACCGATGCATACCTATGTGCTTGGAGTCCTAATTTGGGTCGCCCTCATACTTTCTATTCCGATGCAAGTAGAACATGGATTACAAACGGTGTAAATCACACAACGGATAGAGCAGTAAACAATGCAGCATACAACAGTATGCCACAGCATTTTGAGACAATACACTATCAGGATGTTAATTACACCGCAAGTCATGGCCCATTCTCTCTACAAATGAAAACACCAAAGCCCCCTCAACCACTCGCTGGAACTGTTCATACTATTACTACCACTACTGTTACAGTGATAACAATGACCACAACTGTTAGTGGTGTATCTTCAAATGATGTGCTATTCGCAAAGGGTAGAGTTCTTGGTAGAGTAAACACTGTTAGTAGTGCTAACATTACACTTTACACCAAGATATTTGAAAGCAGTAACTTGGTAACTGGAGATACTGTGTATGTAGGCGGCGATGGGTCAATTGATACCGCTGCAAACATACACAGTATGACTGGTATTTCATCTCAAGGCGGGCCAACTGCTATGCTGACGAACTTTTGGCCTTGCGGTAGTCGTGGTGGAGCATTAGTTAGTCGATTGGATGGCTACGCTATGTCAGCAGCAGCATGGCATTTACCGCAAAGTTATGCACATGCTGCCGGTACACATTGGGAGGATGATGACGATGCTGGTACTTATGCGGTTTCTAGCGGTGTAAGCATTGGTTCGTTAAGCACTCTTCGTACCTATCCGTTTGGTTATCGCTTTGGGTTAAGACAGGCTTGGAATAGACCTCAATGGGGTCATTATGGTATGCGTGCATACCAAGAGCAAGCCACTCACTCAGGAGCAAGTAACTTTGCAGTAGGCTACAAAGCAGGGCCACTGGTAGAATACGAAGCCATAACAAGCAACGGGTGGCTTTACGCTGGTGGAGATACAACACAAAGCAATACTAACTTACCAACAACCTATGTTGGTATTATCGAGCGTAGCACTACAGCAGCGGGTATGTTGAACGCTGACAAGTACGAATGGCAAGTTCGTTACAGCGAGGGGCGTAGAATGACAAGAGGATTTGGTTGTGCTATTCGTACCATAAGAAATGCGAGCACTGTACTAAGAGATTGGTGGGGCGATTCCGCTGGTATGGGGAAGTTGTATTACAAAGATGCCGTATCGTATTATCTGATTGATTGGTGGGGCAATACTCGTGGTGAAGATGTACGAAGATTCCCAGTTCGTAGTTTCGGTATTAACCCATCTTGGGATGCTGGAGACGCATACGAATATGATAGAGCCAATGGTCGTACACCATTTGAGCGAGTTTGGAATAACGGTAAGCCTATCTTTGACTTGAAGGGTATTGTCAATTTCACTAACGGTAATGTATTGTCATCACCTACAGTCACTATTCCTAGATTCGGTGGTAGAAAGAACACTGGTAACAATAATACAGACACTACCTTAGTCGATGTATTTGCTCCTACAAACGCTATGCGAGTAGGAGATATGGGTAATGGTCGTGGTGTGCGATTCCCAACTCAGTTTAACGAAGATAGATTGGTAGAACTCAGTGCTGTCTACGAAAACTCAGGTATAGTATTATCAGGTAACACAGCAGAACCTACATTTGGTGAAGGTCTAATTCGCCCAAGAAACGATGTACTGCAAGCAAGTGAAATTGTAAGAGGTATCAGTAGTAGACTAGAGGTAGACGAGGATGGTTTGTTAAAACCTGAAGCAACAGTGAGCGACAAGGTAGAATCAATCAGTGGTACATCAGTACACAAAGATGCTATTTCTCGCTCTTCTCCAAGAATTGGTATAGACGGTGATACAATAGAATCTTTGACTGGCAGTAATAGCAACATGGTAGCCATTAACTCAGAGGCACATAGCCTACACACTAACAGAGGTGTAGGACAAAGAGTTGTGCTACAGGGTGGTATGCAGTCAGGCTCTCAAACGCTGGGTCACTATGACTTGACTACGCTATCGTTTGCTGCTCAACCTCATGGTGGTGTAATGAGATTTAGTCATACTTCTAACTTCAAATCAATGGGTGGAACTTACATCTTGGAGGCTCGTAGTTTCGCCAGTCCATTCGATGATACAGGATGGGGGCGCAGCGGTATGAGTGGTAATAAAACAAGCAATCCATACCAAACAACAAGTTCGATAGCAAACCCAACAAACATGACTGATGATGCTGTGCAGTTTATGCTCAGACCTATTCGATTACTTGACAATCAACACATAGCAGTATTTAGACCAGCATTGGCTCTACACAGCGGCAGTAAACAAAATGGTAGCACTGCATTTACCGCCACTGCTGGTGGTAAGTATGGGTTGTTTACCTACTCAACACCAAGCGGTAGAGCGAGCAGTGGGTCATACATGCGTGCTACTAACCCTAACACATCAGCCCCGTACCAACCAGTGTACTTAGTTGAGTCTAGCAGTGACACTCTGCCGGTGTCAAAAGGCCCGAAGTTGCCGGGTACGGGGGTTACTGGCTTTGACAAAACGACATTAAAGAGTAGCGTTACTAGACTTGTCATAAGTGAAAATACCCTACAGCATTTCAAGAGCGATGCTCCTAGAAGAACAGGACAAGGTAAGGACTACACTGTTAAATCAAGGTTCAGTCAATCGCTGCATAGTAAAGGGCATAAAGAAGATGTATCGTTCAACACATCAGACCACAGTGGTGATGCGTGATGGGTTTACTCAAGGACAAGCGAGCGACAGCAGATACAGATGCTGTAATGAAAGCGGTTCGTAAACCAAAGTTTGTGGATAATGCTCTGCATCTTGGTGAGTATACCCCACAGAGAAACTTGGAGAAGAAAGTCACAGTGAGGCAGCGCAAGACTGCTAACTATGGTATCGCCACCCCGCATACTTACACCTTGACCGAACTGCAAGATTCTGTAATTCTAAAACATACAGGTACGCATGGTAGAAACTACGAGGGAGCAATTGTTTACTTAGATTCATCAATCACCAGCGACACTGACAAAAACAAACCAGTGCTGCTTTATGGTAAAGATGCTGAGCATGAGAGACTACGAACATCTTCAGTAATTTCTAGCGGCACTGGTACTACATTCGCTGTTAGAAACACCAAGGGTAAAACACTAGAGTCGCTTGGATTTGTAGGTAGACAAGCACACTTTGGACAGTCTATTGATGCTGGTTTAAGAACTACAGACTTGGCATTACGCATTAGTAAAGATATTGCTGACTCTCTTACATCCGTGAACATAGCACTACCTATGAGTCCAAGCAACTCTGAGGTAGATAGAAGGCTTCACAGTAGTAGTTTCCTTGGTGTAGATTTCCACGGCATAACACTTGTAGATGCTATGCGATTTATTAGTCGCCATGACGGTAGGGTTATTCACTTTGACAGGTTTGGTAACTTGCTTTATGTTCCATTCCAATTTGAAGAAAAGAGTAGATTCATAGACGCTAACGCTCGTGTTGGCCCTGCTATCAACAACCCAGTTGAGAACATATCAAATCGAGTTATTGTAGAAGGCGTGGCTACGGCTGTAAACGATACTGCTTACGCAGAGGTAAACAATTCAGAAAAGCAGTCAGGTCGTGCCGGAGAGGTATTAGAAGAGCCGCAAGTTGTCGGTGATTTTACTGTACGCAGTAACGAGCAAGCAAGAGAAGTAGGGCGTAACATACTCAAAGCCAACTCAGTCATGCTTGGTAATTTAACAAGTATTGGTCACCCTAACTCTTGGGATTTAAGACCGGGTATGATTATTGAGTACGATGGTCAGAGAAAGATATTGGTAGAGGTTAGACACAAACTCGCTAGTAATACTGCCGACCTTGTATTCTTGAGTGTAGAGAGTGGTGTAGAAGGTGTACTACAAGGATTGCTTGAAGGCACTAAAAATACAGGCGACCTAGAAGATTCAATCGAGCAGATTGTTGAGAAGAACATGGCTTTATTCGGTGACTTAGAAATCATATCAGTTGTTATCACAGAGGTAGTAGGCCACGGTGTATCAGGCGATGGTTTCATCATTGGTAGAGGTATGGGTCGAGGTGTCGTAGGTAGAAGTGGCGACAAAGAATCCGTTGGTGGCAGCAAGACTTTGAAGTTTGTAAATAGAGGTGAGTAGATGCCAGTATCAAATCATGTAAGACGATTGTTAATTGAGACTATTGCTGATAACATCAATGAGATGGTTATTGGTTTCGATGGTAACCCTGCAACAAAAAGTGACGGGGCAGCAGGTAGACCTGCTAAAGTTATCAATCCTACAGTACGAATAGTCAGCGATTCTTCTTTGCTAGTGGAGGGCTTCTTAGGGGCAAATCACACATTTAACGAGGACTTACGAGAAGTCTTTGTTCAATTCAGAGGTGCTCTGAATACGATACCAATAGCAAGGCATACGATAGCAGCGTTTAATAAAACAGCATCAAACGAGATACGAATACAGATTCTAATTGAGGTGAAGTAATGGGGCAGAATCCAATATCAGGACATACAGCAGGGGCGAATGACGGACTAAGAGATGGTGACCATATACTGTCACCATCACTGACTAATATCTACGAAGGACTACACGGAAACGGTATACTAAATCCATATGATACAGCATATGGTAGCCCTACTGGTGACCGTATTACTCCCGCTAATCTACCGGGTGCAGTGAGTAGTGGTGCTGACCATCAAGTTACAATCAAGGCTTGTAGTGTGATTCTTGACGGTGTGCCTTACGCCATAGACAATGGTTCAGGTGGAGATGTAACTCTTGATTTGACAACAACTTCAAGTGATAAATTAGCAGGTACAAGTCATACTGTCTTGACTGGTTCACCGGACAAAGAGTGTTTGTTTGCTATTATTGCTACCGCACATGGCGCAAAATGGGTGCAAACTACAGCAGTTACTACTGCTGCTGGTGCTTATGCAGATTTAGATAGTGGGATTACTAACTCATATCTAAGAATGGATGGGGGTAGTACCCCTGCTCATAACAAACAGTCTTTGGTATTGGCTACCGTAAGGGCTTCGTATAACAGCGGTGCTGCTACTGCTAATGACCTTTACTTAGACATTGATGAAATTAACGATAAGAGAGTATTCATCAGACCTTCTCCGTTCTATTTGTCTCCCGTAACTACGGGCGCACCTAACTCTACCGACCATTTGAATACACACACTGCGTTAGAACAAATACATGGTTCAGGGCAACATGGTGATTTCGGTAATAATGGTGTTATGTGGTTGTCTTACAATGAAGATGATGGACTACCAAATCTATACTTTAGTGCTAAAGATGGTTCTAACAGACACACGCACTTACTTGGGCCAAATCGTATTTTATCCTTAACAGCGAGTCGTAACTTTGAGTTCGATGATGCACAGGTATTCGCATTCAGTGGTGGTAGTTCTAAGAGTTTGACCCCAACAGGAACATTCCCTCCCGGTCACACGGTTATCGTAAGTAACACAGGGGCTGGTGTTGTCACCTTTGACCCCAGTGGAGTGAACATAGGAATGGCTAACACAGAGGCAGTTATGTTCGTATACAACGGCACTGCTTGGGTAAAGGTAATTCACAGTTCTACTGTTACTCACCTAGCAAGTGGTGCAACAGGTTTAGTCCAGTTGTCTGATGGTTCAGGTAGCCACACAAGTGATGCTAAGTTGTTTTGGACTACTGGTACTTCTACACTTACAGTGAATGGTAAACTCACAGTTACTGGGTTGATTGACCCTACTGGGTTAGTCATAGATGAGAAAGCCAATGTAGCCGCTACAGGTCATACAACGGCTGCTGGTAAGGGTTTACTATGGGTAAAGGATGATGCACCTAACAGACTTTACTTCACTGATGATGCCGGAACTGATAAGAAAGTTCTACACGCTACAGACAGTGTTACTGAACTAAGTGATGTAAGCAACGCTGGTTCAGGTGCTATCATAACTTCAGGCGAGCGTACTAAACTCACAAACATAGAGACTGCTGCCGATGTTACTGATGAAGCAAATATCAAGACTGCTTTATCAGGGTCATTGAGTGCTATCACAAGTGGCTCTATAGCATCAGGTGACTTAGTGTTCGTTAGGGATATTGATGATTCTAATAATCTCAAAACTGTAACTGCTACTTCTATAGCGGCACTGGGCGGGTCTACCCCCAGTAACATAGCCGATGCTGATGCTGATACTAAGGTAGATGTAGAAACTTCATCCGATGCTGATACTATTTCTATGCACACAGCGGGAACTGAGAGAGTGCTTATTGATACTAATGTCAATCTTGGTGTAGATGTTAATGTTGTCTTTGAAGGCTCAGCAGCAAACGCTCACGAGACTACGCTAACTGTATCAAACCCTGACGCTGATAGAACTATTACTCTACCAAATGCTACAGGCACTGTTGCTTTAACAAGTGATATTAACGCTACAAATGTAACTGCCGCAGGTGCTTTGATGGACTCAGAATTGACTGACCTTGCTGGTGTTAAAGGAGTAACAATCTCCACACTTCAACCTAAACCTTCCGAGGGTGCATTTGCTAATGGTGACAAAACTAAGTTAGACGGTATTTCTGCGAGTGCAGATGTGACTGATGCAACAACTGTAAACGCAGCAGGTGCAGTTATGGAAACTGATGTTAATGCAAAGGGTGATATTTTCGTAGCAACTGCTAACAATACTCTTACACGCCTAGCGGTAGGAACTAACAATCATGTTCTAACAGCCGATAGCGGCGAAGCATCCGGTGTTAAGTGGGCTGCTGCAAGTGGCGGTGGTGGTGCAAGTTTAGCATTCAAGACCATAGCAGTAGCGGGTCAAACGGATGTAGTAGCAGACGCAGCAGATGATACACTGACGCTCGTAGGGGCTGGTGCAACAGCCATTACCACTACTGCGGGAACTGATACAATTACATTCACTTCAACCGACACAGTAGCCGCAGCCGGTCACGCTTACAACCCTGCTAATCCGGCTCATTGGAATCCCGCTGCTGGGCCTCCGCCTACAACAGAAGATGCAATCAACAGACTTGTAGATTACCTAGCAACTCATGTTGCACCTACTGTTGGTGGACAATTACCGTGATACGGTTACTTGAAGGCACTATCTTGCCAAATGTGACCGCATTCTTTGCACTGCCATAGACTTATTCGCTCACGCTTACCATCTAGGTAACGGGCTTGTAGCCTTCTTGGTATATGCTCGTGTAAACAAGCCCTACATTTTACCTTGAGTTTGTCAAGGAGTCTGCCCATCACTCAGCACCTCTACGCCCGATTACATCATCAATGCGTAGAATAGCACTAGCAACTTCAGTGGCACCATTGATGGCACTACGAATAAGCGATGTTGGTTCTAATACTCCCTTCATTTGTTTAATCCCACCATTCTCCACATCAGGGCCATAAGGCTCAGGTAAAGCATGTCTCATCGCTAAGACAGTATCAAGCGAATCATAACCAGCATTTTCAGCGATGGTAGCAGGGATTGCTTCAAGTGCGTCTGCAAAGGCTTCTATTGCCATTTGAGCACGACCACCTACTTCACTAGCATTTGCACGCAAGTGCATAGCAATAGCAAGATAAGTAGAACCACCACCATAGCGCATAGAATCACCATTCTTAATCAATGATACAACCCCTAGAGCGTCATCAAATCCACGCTGAATCTCATCAAGAGTAGATTGAGTAGCACCAAACAATACTAGCGTAGCCTCTTTGTTTTGTGCGTGTAAGAATAGATAGGGTACATCGTTGTATGACTCACGAGAAATAAAAGCAGCACCAGTTGTAGATGTAGCGTCAGGGAACATATGCGTGGGTGTTCCTAATTCATTTGACAGTCTACGCATTGTACTCTCAGGTACTCTCTGTACTACAGATATACCTTGCTTGCGTAGATATGCTATGGCGGTATCGTGAATTGCGTCACGGCATAGAACCACATTAGCACCACTGCTTACCACTGCCTTAGAAGCAGCAAGTAATTTGTCACGCCCCATCGCTTGTACTTGATTGTAAGAGTTAGCATCAGATACTTGAACAGATACATTTGTGCTATCCTTGCCCTCTGTAAGCCCACCATTGAGTAGTAATACTTCTACACCATCTTCGTTTGCCCAGTTGTTGAACTCATCGCCGCCACCAATGAAGTCCTTATTGAGAACTACACCACGGTACAGGTAAGAGTCAGCCAAAGAGCCACCGGGAGCAGCGAGTGTCCTTACCTCACGAGCGTCTCCAACTGCTTCTATTGTTTCTACACACAAGTCAGCGACTCTATCCTCTGATGTTTCAAGGGATTTACCAGTGATTGCAGTCTTTGCTATCTTCTGTAAGTCTCCCTCAGCATTAGGCATACCATCAAGACATTTAATAGCCATATTTCGTGCTGCTGCATAGCCTTTGATAACCACATTAGGGTGTAGTCCTTTAATGAATAAGTTCTCTGAATTGGCGAGCATTGAACTCGCTAGTACAACTGTGCTAGTAGTACCATCGTATGCATTTGCCTCTTGCATCTTAGATACCTCTACTACCATCTTAGCAGCAGGGTGAGCAGTGTCAAGTTCTCGTAGGATAGTAGCACCATCGTTAGTTACGATAACATTACCACCACCGTCTACCATCATCTTGTCCATGCCTAGTGGCCCAAGTGTCGTTCTTACAGTTTCAGCGATACGCTTTACTGCTTCTATGTTTAGCCTTTGTGTTGTATTATTCTCCGTCATTCCAATCAACCTCAATTTCAACTATAGAGCCGTCAGCCATACTACGACTCTTTACAATGCCATTGTCACAACCATACTTGTATAGGTCGTAAGTCAATTGACAATCTTTCAGGCAGTAGTCGGCTACCTCAAGATACTTACCTTCACGCCATGCTAATGGCGCATCGCTACTCTGCATACTCTTTGACAAATCAAGAGTAGTGCGTACAAGAGTGTCAAGTGTGGTGTGAACTTTACCCACGCTCAATGCTGCTTTATCAACTAGCATCTTGGTGTCAATGATACTTTCACTTTTGCTCATCAAATCACCAGCAGTCCAGCAGTCCAGTGCAGCGTTTAGAACTGGCAAATCGAAACCACGAATATTGTGACCCAGTATCTTACCACCACCGTCAATGTGTTTCTGCAAATGGTCACCAAGAGTACGAGGGTGTAAGTCATGAACAGTAGCATTTGCCATTTCTATATGCTGCTTAGCAAACACATTACCCTCTATACCATCCCATGTTGCTACAACTGTAGGCTCAAACAGGCTATGTTTATCCCAACCGCCTATTTCCCAAGAGTAGTTACCAGTCTCAATATCCAATGCCATTATGTCACTCATATTTACGCCTCCTTGTATTCCCAGTAAATCCATTCTTCAGTCTCGATTCTTACTACTAAGTTTTCTTCATTCACTAAGCCCACCATCCTACTTCTTTCTTAATCAGCCCGTAGTGTCCTTCGGGTTTTACTTCAAGGCCGTTGTATTCAGCCCAGCACTTCTCGGTACAAAAATGCCTTACACCTACAGCAGTGTTGTCACTAAACTTTGCTTCGTTATCACAACAGACACACTTCATTTCATCCTCTCCCTTGCTACTTGACAGCACAACCTAATCTTCTGTGTAGATTCAAGATTCCAAAAGGTATCTTCATCCCAGCCAAACTTCTTCTCTATGTGTTTGCATAGTTCTCTCCGTGTCATATTTTGTAAGTCCTCATCTATCTCAACACCGAGTATCGGGCTTGTCTCATGTTTTAGAAACTTATCTAAAAACACATAGACTCTACCCATGAATCCTATTGTTCTTTTAATCATCCACTGTATCATGCTTCCGCCTCCTTCTGACGAATGTATACAGTAGAACCATCCTTAGCCGCATCGAATAAGTGAGCACCCCACTTTGAGAAGCGATTGAATGCAGTACCACGAGTCACTTGCTCAGCGACACAATACTGCTTGATGACTGCTGACTTCTTTCGCCAGCCCTCGCCCTTCTTATCCAGTTCAACTGGGGCGATTGTGTTGTAAGCAGTCATCCAATTCTTTGCATGGTTAGCCTTCTCAGTTTGCTTAGCACCAACTTCAACTTCACCCTCAAGCCACAGAATTAGGTTCTTGAACAGGTCGTAGATAATTTCCTTAGCCATGTCAAGATGCTCGCCAGTGATAACCCACTTCTCATCCATCATAGCGATGTGAGTAGCAAGGATAACTGAGTAGTTCTCCATAGCAGGTATGAAAGAAGCAACAACATTTCCGATAGCGAAGTTCAATCCATCCAGTAGGGAATACAAGTCCTCTACTAAGTCATATGTAGCCACATAGAATGATTCATCTGCTGTGAACATTTCGTGCATAACTGACTGAACTACATCTTCTTGCTCTTCACGAGTCATGCCATCCCATTCAGTGAATGAAATCTCAGTTAGATTGAGAACTCGGTCACGCAGTCGCTTCTCAAGCCCAGTGAAATAGTCAATGATTTCCTCGTAGGATAACTTCTGCTTAGGAGTCTTTGTGAAGGCTCTCTCCATACGCTTCATACTGACCCCCATACGCCTATCCATATCCCAATCAGACCAATACAATAGAACACGCTGGAAAATACCCTTTGTCAAAACATACTCTTTGACACCAGCAGGTGGGTAGGTAGTAATCCACAGTGAGACAAGCGACTCGGTTTCTATTCTTCTACCACTCAAGTGCTTGACCAGTATGTTTGAGTTACTGCCAATCGGGTTACACGCTGACTGTAGATACAGAACAGTCTCTTGTGAGTGCTTACCGGGGTTGAGAATGATACTCCCTTCGTCAAAGTTGAGAGCCTTCTGTCCAGCAAGCATACCTTCTGTTTGAACTGCTACCTGCTCCTTGTTCCCTTTCTCATCCACGACTGTCTCGTTGGTGACACCGCCGATTAGTCCAGCATCTGAACCTGATGTATACATGTCCTGATGTAAGCCACAGTCTTTGAGTACATCGCCTACGAACTCCCATGCTACTGACTTACCAGTTCTTGATGGCTGAATCCAAAAGACATGAACACGAGGGTCAAGGTGACTTGCATCCCACGGAATACGAATGAAAGGGGCTGCTATCTGACCTTGTATGTAGAAGAAGGATAACATCGCTGGTATGTCATTATCTATACTTGTTCTACTAAACCTATCTACATACCCATCAAAGACAGGGTATCGCTTGACTGCCATGTAATCTTGTGCTTCTCTCATATCTCTCAACTCTAACTGTTCCTTTATATATCAACTATCAATATTGGTTGTCTTGATTGTCCGATGTACCGTCTGAACATTATATTCTTAATTCATACACTCTATAAACATGTAAGTATAGACAAGACAACGGACAACCCGGACAATTAGGAGTACGATGCTGCCTTAAATACCCCTCTTGCGCCTAACACTTCGTTGTATGTGGACTGGTGATTCGCTGGTCAAAACCTCAACAATGAGTTGTCTTTTCTTATCACCCAGCCCCTTAACTTGCTTCAGGGATTCAGGGAAACACATCTCTTCTAGGTTACCACATTTCTCTAGTAGACGCTCTGCTAACTCAGCACCGACACCCGGAATTGTTAGCAACATGTCTACCCGTACATCGTTTGTAGATACTCTACGAATAGCATGAGCACCATGCTTACTCGCTGGCTTGTGTAACTTATTGTGTAGTTTAGTGACGAACATAGCAGCCTCGCTGATGTTTGGAGTGAAGAATACCTGACATTCAAAATCAGCCATGATACGAGCGATAGTACCAGTGAGTTCATTCTGCACTCTACTGTGTGTCAAGAACCTGCCTTGCTTCTTAGCGAATGCGACATACTTGGCAATCGAACCATGTATGACTAAAAAGAATCGCTCGTAGTTGGCATCCATGTTGTCTAACTGTCGCCATAGGTGACCGCTGTGACTCGATTGAAACAAGTCGGTGACACTCTTTGCTTCTACACAAGCAGCACCTAGTAAGTAATCACCCACTACTAATGGTTGTCTAATGACATTCAAACCTTCTTTCTTAGCCCTACGCTCTATTGATTCACAAAGGCTACCCCTTTCATTAGAGTCTATGATTAAATCAGGCTTAGGCATTACTCCTCCTCCTGATGCTTATGATTTCGACAATAACCTGTGCCATCATAGACCGCTGTTCTACATCTGTTACCTTTTCTTGTCTCACCTTTACAACGGTATTCTTCGGGTAGTAAGTCTACATTCTTATTACATGTTGAACACAACATCATCATTCTTTTGTTGTTATTAGTTCTACCTAAAACATTACCGCAATTAAAGCAGAGATTAGCGTGCATTCTATGTTGTCTAATTTTCATTTGAATCACCTATGCTGCCATCATAATAGCGGCATCTTCCGCTGCATAGTCCATCGTATTCAAGTGTAGCGCATGACGCTGCTGAGTAACCGTTGTTACCAGCACCACCGAATACAATGTTCTCTACCTGCTCACGAGTAACACGAGGGGAGTAATCTACCCATCCCTGTTCTTCTATGATAGCACATATACGATTAACATGCTCAGCCTTTATCTCATCATCTACTGCATCAGGGGGATAGAACCATCGTAGTCTTGCGGCAAGATATGATGCTAAGTGAAACCTCGCCTTGTGGGTAGGGTTACCTTCACCTAATGCTGATTGAGCAAGGCATGGTAATACAATAATATCGCCTAGTGTAATGTCAGGTAGACCGTCTACTTTCTCAACAGTTTTTTTGAACGGGCTTTTACGCTGAGCCACTGTTATAGCAATATCGTTTTCACCATTTTCTATGTACCCACTAATCGGGTCTTGTGCTCTCTCCATCAAATCATCGTGAGTTAGATTGAGAATGGAATCTGAATCCAGTGGTATACTCCAGCAGCCTCTCCTAGAGTTGTAGGAGTTAGGTATACGAATCATGCCTGATGTGTCGAAAGCAACTGTAGGGTCGTTACATGATAAGTTGAGTTTCTTATGCCATGCTGCTATCAGTTTTCTACCACCTTCTTTTACTCTAGCAACACTGTAACCATCCGATGGGGTATGTGTATTCTTTAGAGGAATCCAAATATGGAAACCACCACCACTGAACCAAACAAAGTGGCGAGTGTTCTCTCTCAGTAGAAAACGATGTAGCCTTTTAACCTGCTCGTGCATGAATGAAAAATCAACCTCAGCGCCTCTTTGTTTGAAGTCCTTACAATCAAAGTCCATGACAAAGTGACGGATAATAGGTGTGTCATAATCTACTCTGTGGTTTCTCGGTGGCTTAGTGGCTCGGTAACCGTAGGCTGTGAAGTATACATTACCACTGCCGTTCTTACCTTTCCAGTATCTTTCTAACTCACTCCAATTCTTTACGCAATAACGACCACCTTGTTTACCATTAGAGGCTATCTCAAGGACTTCACGAGGGAAATCAAGTGTGATGAAACTCATTCTTTCACCCCTCTATCAATGCCATTTCGTATATCACTTTACTAACGATAGTGTCGTATGTATTCCTAATATGCTCTAGTGTTAATTTAGATGGATGAATAGCGATGAAGAAGCAGATGTGTCTATCCTTTACATCAGATTCTTCATTATAATCTTCAATGATTAGTTGAGACATTGACTTGACTATGATACGCTTACCAGTGGGGAGAAGCGATGTTTCTACGGAAAACTCATACTTAGGCCATAACTTCTCTAATGACATTTGTAGCAACAATGAAATCGTATCTAGTCCTTCTTTATCCATTCTCTCACCTCATATCATCAGGGTCGATTGCTAAATCACCCATCCACGCTGGACACATTTCCATAAAGTCACACCAAGCACACTTCGCTTCGTGAGCCTCAGCAGGGAAATCATCATTCAAATGTGCATCAATCAAGCGTACAAGCCTCTTCTCTACAGTCTTAGGAGCGTACCGACCACCCGGCCCTTTTACGCTCTCGTAATCCCACATAGCACCTTCGCCACCATTGATACCCCCGCCCGGAAACTGCCAGCCCCAGCCGACAACAGGTAGGTATTCGATGTGAGGGCTATGCTCTAGCATCATACGATAGAACTGCATTTCAGCACGCATAGAAGAACGCTTACGGTCTACCCACTTACCAGTTTTCAACTCCATTAGAATGATACCAGTATGGTCATCATCAATGAAGATACGGTCAATGAACCCCTTCATGTGAATTGGTATTACTCTACCATCAGTGGCTACCACTACTCTTGTTGAATGAATCTCTACTTCATTAGCAATAGGAAACCAATCTTTAGGATTGTTCTGCATTTGTAATAGCCTTTCAAATTGCCAGTCTACATACTGATTAAGTTGAGGCTCTTCACCATAGACATAGGGAGTTGGAGGCTTGGGTAGTGCTTTACGCAACTCCATCTTAGCAGTGTTTACCTTTCCCTCGTTTATCATTTCATTAACAACTGGTAGACTTGTGTGTGACTCTTTCCAAAACCACTCCACTGCATCGTGAACATTTGACCCACGAATGTGATGGTCTTGTTCTTCACCCCTCATTCCTAGTATGTTTTGAAAATAATACTGCTTAGGACAGAAATCAAAAGTACCTAGCGATGACTTAGTTACACGGAGTATCTTATCCTCCATGCTAGGTTGCCAGTTGTATGCGCTCTTGTCATACGACTCAAACATTTCAGGATAAGGGTACTGAGTATCTACTAGGTACTCAGGAAAAGTATTCATTGACTTCTCTACAATGCAGTCATAGTCGTTACAGATTGAGCAACCTTTGCCTTCGTCAGCATCTTTCACTACTACATCACACGCTTCGCACCAGTGAACAGTAGTCTCATTCGGGTTGAACCTCATCTTCACCACCGAACTTGTTGTACCTTCTTACTATTCTTTCCCCGGTAGAAATCTTTTCAGGTGGGATAAATGGGCTATGGTCGCCCCCTATTCCCCCTTGAGGGTGATAAGGGTCGAAGTCCTTGTTTCTGTAGTAGTCTAACTCTCCTTCTGCTCCTTCTGAAAGTGGCTGTGGTTCAGGTCTTTTATCCTCCATTGTCAATCGTAGTAGAATGAAGTAACCAATCAAGTCCTCAATCACATCAATGTCAGACTCAATGGTATCACTCCCTCGCATGAGTCTACTGAGTTTATCATCAATCCTCACTCTTAAACCAGCATCAGGGGGTAGGTCGCTAAAGAATCGGATAGGGTCAAATGCGCTATCACCATACTGTTCATTCTTCTCAGCAAGTAGATTTACTACTGTCGCTGCTATCTTTGCACACTTCATTCTAAACGATGTCATTCCTCTTCACCAACTTGGTCTTTACTGTTCCTTTTTATATCAGCCTCAAAAGTCATACCAAACTCAGTGAGTTTTGTCTGTCCTTCAAATGTCATTCCATACTCCGTTAATTTTGTTTGTCTTGTTTTAGTCATTTTATCACCTTAAAAATATGACTTAGGCATAGTCGCTCCAGCGGCAGCATCTAGTTCCCAGTCAAGGCTCTCGTATATTCGCATGAGTTTAGACTTAACCATTACACTGAGCACTTTATCCCAGTCTATGGTGTAGTTCTTCAACTCAGACTTATCACGGAAAGCAACGAAGTCTACCTTCTTCTTCTCCCCGTTGAGAGTGTAATAGTCAGGTACATCATTGTTGAAGCCCTTGACATAAATCCATGATACACTGTCACCCTTAGCCCATCTTTCATCGGCATTAGTAGCGACATGTTCATTGTAATACATAGCAGCCTTTGCTGGTGCTGGTAGGCTCTTGTAATCTTTGAAAGCCATAGTCAATCGAGAAGAGCAAGCCACATCTTCAATTGGTATTTCACCGTTTCTAACTTGGAGGCTTACTTCTCTCAGTACATCAGTCACAGCCTCTTCGTCTTTACCAGTGCCTATCATTTGCATAGCCACTTCTTGAATGCGTTTGGTAATCCGTGAAGAACTAGAGGCTTTGATTTCATAACCACTAATCTTCATTTCACCCTTGCTCTTTTCAGGCCACACCTTGATACCGAAGTAACGGTTTTTCACTGGAGCAGTAATCCAGTAGTCAAAGTATGCTTCAAGTTCAACCTCCATTGTTGGTAAGTTCAACTTATCCTTCGCAGTTTGAGTAAGATGCTTAGCGAGTGGCTCAGCATCATCGAATGGAACTTGAATAAACGCTGAATCAGTATGACCATACAGTGACTTGTAGCCCTGCTCTTCACTCTCCTTTAGCAAATGTTGGATAGCCTCACGCCCTCTGTATGTGATAGCGGCTGCTATATCATTATCAATCCACATACCTTGAACAGACTTCATTCCCGTCATACCGTATAGGGCATTGACAAGGACTTTTGCTGCGGTCTGCATCATGTCGTACCCCAACTTCTCATCAGGGTCTATAGCGTCACGCATGAGCCTTTTGTATTCAGCACGAAGAGCGAGCATTTCTTCAACAATAGAAGGTAGCAGACCCTTCTCTTTCTGACACCAGTGTGAACCATTATCCAATGTCTTGGTAGTGGTAGTCGGATGGTCACGCTTAGTAGTGTAACATAAATTGTCACTGAGAATGATGTTTGGATATAGTGAGGCATAGTCTACAATGGCTACACCCTCATGTCTACCGGGAATAGGGTCAGGTATGTGTGCAGCAGTCAATGCTTCACGCCTATTATTGATAGCACTCTTGGCTTTCATTTTAGTCCTCCTACCAACAAGACCTCTAAAGTATCGAGTGACCTTGTGTGTGCTGGCAAATGATACACCACATAACTGTTGTACTGCTACGAAGAAATCAATGGCATTGAGTTTCTTGTCAATGTCACGCAGTAGCGTAGTGTCAAGGAGACAGTAATCTACGAAGTCACTCCAGTATTCGTACCAACCATTGTGAACAGTCATACCCTCAATTTCCTCAGTCAGTTTGCTACCAAGTTCAAGTCGCTCTGCTATGGTATTCAACTTACGATTAGGTAATTGTCCTCTACCTGACTTCTGCCATAAGGATTCAAAGCCACTACCTGATTTCCAAGGTGCTGCTGAGTCAAAACATATTCTACCCTTGATAGGCTGTTGAGTATCTTTGTAACCGTCTCTACCCTTGAATGGTCTAATCACTTGACCAAGTGGTGAAAGTTGGTCAGGGTCTTTGAGTCTACGCATAAGGTGTGGTAAGTCAGCCCACATGATAGCATGGGCTACGAGAATATCGGGGTCACGCTTGTGTAAGAACTTGATGAAACTCTCGTGCATTTCTGCTTCAGAAGAGTGATTGAAGAGAGTGTATTTTTGACCTCGGACTTCTTTATCTATCGGGCCACTTGGGGTCGAGCGTGTAGGCTGAGGGCAGTTAGTTTTCTCCCAATCAGCCCATGCGAATACAACAGGAGTGTCAAGGTCGCTATCCACTACAGCCATAACTGATGTGAAGTCCTCCTTTGTGTCCCACTCCAAATCAAAGTACCATACACGAGGCTTGAACTCAGGTAGTTTGTCAGGATATAGTTGCAGTAACACTTGGTCGAGATAATTCAAGTCTGCTTCATAAGTAGGCATTTCATCCTTAATATCCCAAAGGTCTGTGGGTTTGTCTACCTCGACTTTCATCAGTGGTTTCTTGTCAATACCTTTGGTACGAATGTCTCGATGAATCTTAGCACTGGGGTATCTACCCATCATACGATTGAGTTTCCACTCAGGAGTATCTACTGGAATCCAACAATGCGGCTTTACATACCTATCATCTTCAGGCCATATGTGCTCTTCTTGCAGCGTACCATGCTTGTCACGAGTACGCAAGTATAGATTAGGCTCTCCAAAGTTGTCAGACTCAGCAGGGTAATACCAGTCAATAATCATTCTATCACATTACCATCTTTAATCTGTTTATTTAATTCATTTAGCCTTTTAACAACAATAGATAGTTCATTTTCTAGTTTCCAAACTCTTGCTGCTGTTACATCTCTTTCTTCTATCAATTCCATCAATTCTGCTGTGTTCATTCAATCACACCCTTTGGTCTATAATCACCAGTAAATCATCATCCTTCTCAAGTGCTATGATAGTCGTCTCACCCATGTGTATAGTAGCCTCTCCTTTGCCAAGCAGTGCTATGTTATCCATGAACCATGAACCAAATGTAGAACTCACGCTGCCTGTAACTGGGCCAGTAGAATCACGCAACTCAAGCGTAGTGAACAACTTCGTTTCATGTCGCTTACCTGATGATATGAGAAACTCATTCTCACTTGGGTTTGCTGTAATCTTGAAGATAGGAGTGCTGTTGAGAATACCTCTCATCTTTGACACAGTAGACAACTCATCCAATGTGATGACTCCTGATGTATTCAGGTCGCATGAATGAAACTTAGTCCACTTAGATTCGACTGCCTCATCAATCAACTTCTGAAACAACACAGCCTTAGCAGCACTGACAATCGTAGAAGATGTAGGCATAGAAATCTTAGACGAACCACAAGTAATGTTCAGTGTCTTTGCTGAACCTGTTTGCCTGATGGTCACTAAGTCATTCTTTGCAGCCTTGATGAACTGTCGAACCTTGACAAGTTCAGTAATATCTAGTGTACCTGCCTCTAGTATAGAACCCTCTACCTTTCTCGTCTTAGACAAGTAGTGAGAAATGAATGCTACCGAGGCTGTCATCTTACCATCAGCGAACTTGATACGCAAGTCCTCAGCGTTTTTACCAAAGTCGGATAGGAAATCCAACAACTGTTTTCTGTCAATCTGTATCTTAGTCATGTTATCACCTCTAGGTGGGGGAACGGTATGAGGGGAAAGGAAAGCCCCCATTGGCATAAAGTAACTGTCTACAACTATTTAGTTGGGAAAAGACCTGTTACTGCGTCAAACACCTTTACCGTTTTTAGTCTGCCAAAACCCCCATGAGAATATCAAAGTGTACCGTCATAGAGTTCAGGTAGTCCGAACCACTGTGGTTCTTTACCTGCCTCAGTAACGAGTGTAGTCCTCTTCTGTCCTTGTAGTCGTGCATTGGTTTTGCTCTTGTCAAATCGAATAGTGTATTCGGACTTGACTACATCACCAGTGTCCTCGTCAAGAGTATCTTGACGCTCACAAATTAGTATCTGATAGACAAAGTTGTTACTTGCCTTCTCCCAGTCAGGTCGCCATGTAGCAGCAGTGTCCTCATTCTTACCCCAAGAGTAGTTAGTCAATCGTAGGTGAGTCTCCCAAAAGACACGCACTCCTGACTTTACCAAGCCACGGCATAGCCCAGTGAGTTGGTGAAACCGAGTCTTACGAATAGCCCAATCCCACTGGTGGCCTACCTTCTTATTCCAGTCAGCAGCCTCAATACCATCCTTAGCGATGTTCAAATCTACGATACGCATACAGTTTACACATACGCTATCCCAAAGGTCTACCCCAGTAACATGGAATCCCCACAGACGAGGGCCAGTGTATTCGGGGTCACGCTGCTTCTGAGCAATATCATTAGCGAACTGAGTGATACCCATGACACGAAGATGTGTCTCAGGATAGTTGTAAGCAGTGCTGTCATTCTTCATCATAACCCACGGCTCAAAAATCTTGATGTTGTCATTGTCACGATGGAATGCTGACTTGTTAGCAGCACCCCCACCTTCAAAGTCCATAATCCACAGTTGCATTTCTTTCTCCTGTTCTGTTCTCTCAGGAGCAGCCAACCACTTAGTAAAGGCATCAGTTACGATAGCCGTCTTACCAGTGTTGTCATGCCCTGCGATACCCATGAAGATATGAGTCTGTGGTGTATTGTCCATCATCTCTAGTTCATTGCGTAGAGAGGCAAAGGGGTCAGCGTCAGTACGCTTGACCGCTGGAGTTTCCTCCAGTACCTTCTCTTCTTTTTCTGCATTGTTTGCTTCTTTCGTCTTACCAAATCCCGCCATTATTTGTCACCTCAATTGAATTGTCCTTCGCCAGTATCTCCACCAGTCTGCCTTCTTCTGATGCGTCTTGCATCAGCAAAGACTCCCATGACCTTGATACTTGGAATGTCAGTACCGTCTTTACGCTTTACAGCGACACGGCCACACACCAATACTGTGGAACGCTCTGCATAAGGAATAGTCTCATCATCTGTTCTAGCCACGAATGGCGCAACCAAATCATTAGCAGCACTACCAATCCAGCACATTACATCTGCTGCATCCTTGCTACCATGTAGACTCTGTAAAGCAGTAGATGTAAGAGTGAGTGAGTAACCTCGCCCATCTTCGTCATACTGGTTGTCACGAGGCTCAGTAGACATACGATTGACTGTACCTTTAGTCAGTATAACTGGGCCACTGCGCCCCTGTTCACCGTTGATAGTGAAGGTACGACTGCCAGCCTCAAACGCTTCTACCAAATCTTCTAGTGCTGTGAAGTGAGAGTGTAGTTCACCATCAGTCCAAAACTTGAACGGCTTGAGTAATCCACGCATGTTCTCATTAACGAACTCATCAGTGTACTCAATCATCTTCGCTGTACCCATACTGGTAGACAGCACATCTTTGAATCCTTCAGCAGCCTTCTCACTCGGAGGGCGTGCCATGATACGGCAAGGCTCTCCAATCAGGACTTCTGCATCAGCATCTTCGCCTTGCATGTCAAGTCTCCATAGTTGAATAGCACCATCATTAGTGAACTCATCTTCGGGAGCACCCAAGAAGTAGTAGTTACGACCATTCATTGTCATAGCCTTTGGTCGGCCACTCTTAGCAAGCAAACAAATACGCTCACCATCTGCAACAAATGAATGCTCAGGAACTTCAACTACTGGAGTCTCTGTAAGAACTGTACCGTTGTTGCTTTCTAAGCACCATACTCCATCGGTACCTTGATTGATTTTCTTGACATAGTGACCAACCATACCGCTAGTCACAGCAGAAAGTGGGTCAAGAGTGAAATCACGCTTAGCACGATTAACAAGGTTGCTTCTACGGTCACGCCTCTTATCATCGACACCGACAAAGCACCCTACGAATGGCACAGAGCCAGCCATTACTGTACCGCCTCTACCTACATTCCTTGTCTCAATGAACATCTGTTCAGCCCAGTCGATGAGTAAGTCCTCATCTTCTTGGCTTGGGTCGCTACAACCATGTTCGCTCTCAATCTGTTCACGGAACTTGGCTACCACATCTTTGAGTTCTTGCTTAGTACGGGTAGCATATTGCTCCAGCCTCTCCAAGACACCATCGGGTAACACAGTACCTGCTTCTTCGTTTACTTCTTCATTAACATTTTCGTATTCTTCTGTCAAACCTTCACCTCCTTTCGTAGTCTTGCCACTAGGCAATCAACAAAGGAATAGGAACCGATAGGCCACTCATACATGTGGGGTATCATTTCACCCAGCACACCCATGACTGTCCATGTATTATCTTCATCCATCTCAAAGAACTCGGTCAGGTTCTCATGGAATGTTCGCATGACAAAGGTAAGTGAAAGTCCTCGGTCAAGCATGGAATAGAATTGCTTTCTCATATCACCGTACTCACCACTGATAGCAGCAAGTGCAGCCTGAGATGGGTTGCCCCCATCGGATAGTGAATCGGTTAAGGAGTCCATAGAAGTGTGCATTTCAGCGATAGCAATAGCACTACGCATATCCCCACCAGTATGCTTCATAAGTCTCATGTAAGCCTCTATACATCTAGTTGTTTGTTGATAGTGTGTCTGTGGATAAAAGATATTCCTTAGTCTCTCAGCCCCATCTTCAGGACTGATAGGCTTGAACTCATACACAAGACACCTGCTTTGGATAGCAGGTTTGATTTTGCTAATCTCGTTACAAGTGAAGATGTAGATAACATTGTCAGCATACTCCTCCATGATACCTCTCAGTGCATCTTGAGCAGCAGGGGTAAGACCGTCAGCCTCGTCTACGATAATGCCTCTCTTGTCAGTGCCTACAGCCTTGACTGCACTCATCTGTTTGAGTTGATTGCGAATGTAGTCAAGCCCTCTGTCGTCTGAGGCATTGACGATAATGTAATTCATTGGGTCAAAGTAGTCGCCCATCTTCTCACGGAGCATAACCTTAGCAGCAGTAGACTTACCAGTGCCTTGCATACCGTGGAGGAGAACAGCACGAGGCCACTGACCACCATCACGCCAGCCCATAGCGTCAGATACGAATGCAGTTTGACCTGCTATATCCTCTAATACCAGTGGCTCGGTACTGTTCTCCATGTTTTTCACCTTTATTGTTCCTTTATATATCAACTTCAATTTGAGTCCTCTTCGTAGGACACTTGTTCGTGCTCAGTGTCGTATGCCTCAGCCCAAGAGAGGAACTCCTCATAATCATTAGGCGGAGGGTTGTCATGCACAAATGTCCACATGTGGTAACCTACGCTGTCAGCGAAGGCGTTGAGTATAGGGTATTCTTTATTGATAGTCTGTAGTAGTAAGCGGAGTCTCAACTGCGCTCTGTTAGATGTAAAGCCCTGCATGTCAAACTCATGAGCAAGGAAATCACCTATGTCTAACACCTGTTGAATGTAGGGGATAACATGTAGTGATGGCTCTGTCCTCCAAGTAACTGAACGCCTAACCCTGAAACCCACCTTTGCTTCTGAGTCCTTACTCACATAGGTATTGAACTTGAGTTGGCCTAGTATGTAGCCTATACCTATACCAAATCCTGTTTTATCATCTGTCTGCATCATCCGTTTATTCCCTCCCCACTCGTACAAGCAGCACACCAAAACTGAACATCTGTTATCATTCCAGTCTCGTCAGTGTCTATTATCAGGCTAACTTCTTCTTTTCCTTCAAAGTGCTCTTTGTCTAAATTACAACCACACTTACCGCATTTTGTTTCTTTCATTCCATTCCTCTCCCTACAAGTTCTGTGAACTGGGTAACATCACGAATACCCAAGTCCTCTCTTAAACCTATCACTGTGAAATTGATTAGTTGTCCTTTCTCACTTACTCGCACTGCTGCTACTTCTACAACCCAGCACCCTTCACTGATACCGGAGTAACCTTTCACATTTATGTCGTCAGTAGTTGCTACTGGTACGAAGTCGTCAATACCATCTATTGCACTAAGCGTGATTAATCCATCAAACTCAATGCCTTTCTCGTGTATACTTGCTTTGAGGAATACTTTAGTTCGGTCAGCGTGCATTACATACCCACCGATACCATCAGGCTTGAACTTCTGCTCAGGCTTGATGAGTCTAACACATCTTACATCGGGTGAATGTAAATGATTAACAATATCATCCCAGTGCTCGTCTGTATTCATTTGACAATCTGAGCGACTAGAAAACGATTCGTCAGGATTTTTTTGCATCACTTGGTCAAGTACACTCGGATAGTAATCAACATCATCAATTACTAACTCAAAGTACGCATCTATATCTTTGAAAGTATTGTGAGTAGTAGGTTGTCTAATCCCTGCTCTGTTACGAATCTCTCCTTTGTAAGCGTATACAATTCTACCTTCAGGAACAACCACTGCTAAGTGTTTCTCTTCAGGAGGAGCGAGTGATGTATAGGCTTTCCAACGCATAGGTGCTGGGGGCATAGCATATTCCCACCATCTTTCAAGCCCAAGTATGCTGTCTTTCTGATTGTAGACTTTAGCAATAGTGGCGATGTTCATGTTCGCTTGTAAGACATGAGTTGGTAAACCGTGTATGCGAGCCAGTATACCAAAAAATGTTCTCCTTGTCATAAGAGGAGCACCCCCCATACCACATGAGGAAAAAGCCCACCTCCAAAGTAAGCGTGCCTCCTTTTCATTGAACTGCTTCGCTATTGCAGTAAAGGACTTTTCTACATTGAGTAAAGCACGAACATACTTAGTGTCATAATCCCTTGAACCGTAGTTAGCACTCTCCGATGCTACTGTCATCCAAGGTTGTTCTTCAGGTAGCATGTCTTTAACTACATCATAAAACGATGCTGCTTCATAAGCGATTAGTCGGATTGGGTTTTGAGTAGGAACTGATGGGAACAAGAACTGAAAGAATACTATAGCATCGTCAGCATTCTTCAATCGTGATAACTGTTGTAGCCTAACTTCATGTGAATTATTCAGTCTTATACGCTCATGTATATCAGCAAGTAATGCAAACTTCGTCATAACCAAGCCTCTATGAAATCAGTGAAGTCGCTCTGCCAACTGTTTGGTCGAGGCTGAGTACCCACTCCAAATATCTCAAACGACAAGTCACGAATCTTGATGGCACTGGTCTTGATACCCTTACGCTTAGCACATAGATACAAGCAGTCCACCATTAAACCATGAGGGCTTCTCTGATTTATCCACCTGTCATCACCTGCTACCTTGATTGATAGAGCCTTAGCGGAAGCATACTCGCCTCCCTTTAGACCCATAGCCAATGCTAGTTCCATACCTCTATCTACACCAGCGTGCGCTGCTATAGCACGAGCCAATATTTCTGCCTTATCGCTCATCTTTATCCCACACATTTTTCATAAAGTTGAAGCCACCAGTCTCATGCAATCGTACACGAAGCGATTGATTCTCTCTTTCTAACTCCTTGACCTTCTTATCAAACGCTTCAAGGTTCGCTGTCAAAATCTTGATTGTAGCCTTCTGTATCTTTACCATCTTCTCTAAGTCTTTCTTCTTACTCATCGCCTAACACCTTCTTTCTTGTTATTTTCAAATCACCGAGAACCCAGCGGAGTCCATAGATGACTCCTTGTAGTCCTTTGAAATCTCTCATGTGCTGAACCTTTTGTTCCTTAGTCAGACCTTTACGCCTAAGTGCCATTAAGTGGTGATTCTGTTTTCGCTCAGCCTCCCATAGCAAATCTTCAATCTCTTTCCAAGTACGGTTGTAACCAAAGTTCTCACTGTCTTGATGGTCATTCATTGTCATATCTTATCCTCCTTCAGTTTGTCAGTTTGTCTTTCTTATTCTCCTTGATAGCGGAAACATCCATCATGGCTGTCTCTATTTCAGTGACCTTGACATTGAGTAGTGTATCACCAGCACGAGTGCTAAGTGTTTCATCCATCAGTTTACTGATAGCCTTGTTCAATGCTGGAGCGTGCTTCTCTTCTTCAATGTTCCATTCAGAATCATTGGTAAGCATGGCTGCTATGTCCTTGATAGCATTCTCAACTACCACACTGTAGAAAGTGGGGTCAGTATCTGTAGGTACAAAGTTACGGATAGCCATAGCCAATAAGCGAGTTATCGCTTTCTTCTGAGGAAACTTGGCTGGCATTCTTTGCTCAACCTGAGCACACTTTCGATAGCCTCTGCCGTGAGTCTTGCCCCTAGTGTTGTTAGTATCAGTCTCAATCAGTACAGCAGCACCAGTGTTCAAATCCATGACATACAGTTGAGGGTCAGCGTAGTATTCCACTTCAGGGTCACGCTTATCCTTCTCGCTCTTACTAAGTTCACTACCTAGTTTACTCAATGCTTTACCAGTTCCATCAGTCCATTCCATATTATCACCATTCATTGTTGCTTTATATATCAATCAAGGTCGAATCTTGAATGAGTCATACCCTCTTGTGTAAGAGGCCAATCTCGCTTCTTAGCATGATGCCTGAGTTCTCTTTGCCTCTTAGTGAGTAGGTTGATTTTACTTTCAACATCAATTTTTAGTTGTATGATACGAGAATTAACTGAAGCGAGTAGCGTTTTCATTTTATCCTCATGTTCTTTCTGTAAAGCCTCTATACCTGCTTTGAGTTCAATAAAATCATCAGCGTGCTCCAATGCTGCTTTATCACCAATGTCCTTGAGTGCTGCTTCTATCGCTACATCTACCTTTGTTTGGATGGTTTCTGATATACCTTCGTCTAACAACTTTTGAGCGTCAAGTATCTTCTCCATCTTCTTATCCATCTTATCCAGTTTTTTTACCAACTGCTTCTTAGTCAATTCATCATTTGCTACAGCAGCATACTTGTTATCTGTTTTAGTCCATACGCCTTTGTAAAGACAATCGTGACATAATCTTCGCTTTGAATTGAATGAACTCCTTTGCATTGACTTCTTACATCTTTCACATTCTACAATAAGTCCACCCATCAAGCATCCCTCCTGTAATCTTTGACATACAATTCTCCAGCATCAAAGTCAATGATACTTGGAGAAGAGAGCATGTTCTCTTTTGTTGTAGGTGGTACAAAGGTCACGGTTGTTCTCTGACCCTTCACTTCTTCACAGCCTTCACACAAAGGTAGAGTTCTTGCGAACCTATCGTTCAAACATCTATCATGCCACGAACCTTCTACCTTGTCACCGCATATGTATGACTTACCATCTACGCTAGTATGCAATACCTTTGGGGTATACTTCTTTTCATTCATTCTTCTTCACCTACCATTTCCACCAACGCTTCAATACCAAATCGCTCAACCATTAAGTCGAGGTAACGGTTTGCATCTTCATACATTTCACGCAACCGCTTGACTTCTGCATCAAGGTTCGCTATCGTTTGTCTTGATGCCCAATCAAATGTAGGGTGTTCTTTGTCAATCACTTCACGCAACCGCAAGACTTCTGCTAAAAGAAGTGGTGCGTCTGCTATGAGATGAGTATTGACTTCATCAATTACAGTCGCAATATCACCACCTACATTCCTATACCTATCACATGCATCTTGAGCACAGATGCGCTCGCCATAAATCTCCCACGGTGCAGGTGTGTGCCCTGTATATTTGCTTTCATCAATCATCTTCACTCCTCCTCCATGCTTTCATCTGATACCGTCTTGAAACAGTCATCTGCAATAACCCAGTCTTTAGAGTGCATAGTTACAGCGATAAGTGTACCACCCTTCGTGTTATACAGTTTACCTTTACACCAATTCTGTAGCCTACGAGTAGTCTTTTGACCGAAAGCCCATGTGTAGTCTATCACTCTACCTTCGGATGTAATCTGAACTCCCATCTGTCCTTTACCATATGCCAAGTGATTGTTTTTGTCTATCTTGTGTAAGTCTATGACAAGTGTTTCTTTCCATTTGTTATGATTCCCATTAATAGTGCCATCTTCTATGGTGTCGGGTAACTTAGTGATATAATTCAACAGAGACTCTACACAAGTTCTACCTTCGTAGACTTTACAAGATGCTTTCTCAGGCTCAAAGAAGAAACTCATGCTGTCACTCACCTATAAACTCACCAATGTATGGCATTTCATTATGTTCATCTGTCATTCTTATCAGTCCTATTTCAAACTCCATTTACTTCACCTTCTCTTTGTATTCAGTATGTGTCTTGGGCAACTTATGTATGCGTCTGTTACACATGTTATCTAGTAACTCACAAACATTGGCTACACCAGTAGACCAACGCTTCTCAGTAACATCATCAGTAACCATCACTTCTTTCAGTGATGCTAGGTCTATGCTGTCACGAAGTAATGCAATCACTTCGTATTCCACATGGCTGACACTGGCTGCTCTTTCCATGAAGTGGTCTTTAGTGTTGCTTTATATATCAACTTCAAGAATCGTCTTTTCTATCTGCTTGCTCTTGTGCATCCTTGATACTCTCAATTGCTTCTATGAGTCGTGGTAGCATCTCAGTTGCCTGTTCTATAGACAAGCGAACTCCGTGTCTAGTGTGCTGTTTACCATCACGAAGAATGCGTAGGTCAATCCAGTCTTTACCGTAGAAGTTTACATGAGCCAACCTTACATCGCCTCTACCATCTTTCCACTTAGCCTCAAGGCTACTCGATTGCCACACTACTTTCTCAGTCATGTCTATTCCTCTTCATCTATAGGTTCATCACCAATGTATTCCCAGTGCCTATGTAAATCACGAGCACACCATCGTTGATTCTCTATTGTACTTTCTAGGTAGCGTAATTCAAAGACAGCAGCGATAGGTTCAGCAACTATCTCTGCTAAACGAAAGGTATGCTTGTTCTGCCAGTAGCCACCAATCACTCTTCTTCATCTCCAAGGAACAGGTCTGCTTCTGATACTCTAGCACAGTATGTACCCCACATCCACGGAGGAACTTTGTCTCCGCTATCAGGACAAGTAGCACCTACTAATGCGCCGAGTTCTCCTGACTCAGCAGCATCATACATCTGCTGCCTAGTCATAGCAATCATGTAAGTATCAGTATCTGTTATACGGTAACGCATGAACAATGAGTCACCAGCAAGTAAATTGTAGTCATCAGGATTCATTGTGATTGTATCACCTTCATCAGTTGGTACAGCAACTCCCCAATCTTCTACTGTGTGTGTCTCTCCGTTATCTAGGAGCACTTCTCTATTACCAATGAAAACTGGATAGGCTTGCTCTAATGGTAAGTCTGCTAATCTAGTACCATCCTCTGTAGTCCATGAAGCAGCAACCGCTTGACGCTCTTGCATTTCTTGTCTGAAAGCATCCTCGGCTGATAAAGCAGCACTGGTAATCATTGGGCTATCGTCTATCATGTTGATATTAACTGAGGCAAACAATCCAGTAATGCGATTGTGATGTGCTTCTGAGTCAGGGTGGTCTACCCTATGCTCAAGTTGCAGTGTCTGCTCGTCTACCTTACGGTATCTACAGCCAGTTCCATCAGGTCGCCATACAGCCTTCTCAGCCATTTGGTTAAAGTGTTCTAACGCCCATACTTGTAATTCAGGTTCATATTCTTCTGTCATAATTTCACATCCATATGTCTAGGTTTATCTTTTGGTTTTGATACAGTAGGAGTTTGTCACAGCAGCGCACAACCAAGTAGTGATGCTTCTCCATGATGAGAACCATCCCTTCTTTGAGTTCTTGCTGGCACTCAGGGCATACTTCGTAGATTCCCTCTGCCGATAGTATAACACCTAATACCCACTCCTCGCCCCTCCCATCAGGGAGTTGTAATTGAACATGCCGGAGGTCACACTTGTGACCATCAGGGAGTACCCACATACCATCAGGAGTGATGGCAGAGGGTTTCAACTCGGCATTCCTGTACTTCTCTTTATCTTCTTTCATCACTCAACAGCCGCCTCTTCTTTAGGTGGGGCTTGTTTTACAGTGTAAGAAGGTGTTTTCTCAAAGTTAGGCTTGTGCTCTGCAAGTACAGCAGGTGCTCCTTGTCGCCACATAGCCACAACTTCTTGAGGGGATAAGTAATCTTCAGGGTCTACACGACCATACATGACTACATTGATTTCGATAGAGCGAATGCTCCATGCACCATTGTCATTCTTCTCTAGTCCATCGTGAGTACGATTAGCAAAGTGACCGCCACCATCAAGGTGAGCATTGGAAATAGCCTCCATGAAGTCGATACACTGCTGCTTGGTAGAGAAGCGAAGGTTTGTCATAATACCTGAAGCATTCCAGTCGCTTACTTCTTTACGCCCAACCACATAATCTTTGATAACATCAACTGGCTTCCAAACGAAGTCAGCAATCTCGTGACCAAAGGACTTACGAGAACGAACCTTGGTGTATTTCCAACCGTTCTCAACATCGCCCTCTTTACGATTCTTGCTGCTAGTGTTCTTCACATAAGCAGTCATTTCAGCAAGCCAACTCCAGTCAGACCATGAGTGCTGAGAAGTCCTACCCTTGCCAGTCTTAGAAACAATGTTGTCATTACGCTTTAGCATACGAGTCAAAGATTCACGAATGTATTTGATTACATCTTCTTCAGGTACAGCCTGAGACATTCCTCTACGCATCTCATCCCATGAGACTACATTCTTAGCAACCATGTCTTGCTGTGGTTTAGCCCATTGATGACTGTTCCAGCCACCATGACACGGAGCACGACTCCATGCAGTAATGAAACCAGTACCATTATTGATTTGCCTTCGCATAGCCCACATGGTTTCAGTAGGTCTATCGTGGTGTCTGCACTCCTTGTCTTTATCAGCCCACTTACATTCACCGTAAGTATGGTTTACTGCCCTGAAAATCGTACTGCCGTTACTAGCAGGTCGAATAGTCACATCACCGAAGAAGTCTTGGAAAGCATCTATCAGTTCAGAAAAGAACTCATCTGTCGCCATAGTAAAGTGAGCAATTGGGTAGTTCTTAGACATACGAATAACGGAATACTTCTCTGATAATGCAACTGGGTCATGCCCTAACTCCTTGAGTTTGTCACCCACTTCAGTGAACCATTTGCCGATATTATCTGAACCCCACCCAGTTTGTATGTAGAGTTCACCATCACCGTCACCGTCACCATCACTATACAGAGTCGGTGTTCCCATGAAATGCTTGTAGCCAGTAACTTCATCATGACCGCAAGTATCAACACTTGGTTTAGGTACTGTGCCCCAACCAACTTTACCTGTCATCATCACAGCAGCAGCACGAGTGTAGTTGTTCACCATGTCACTCCATGTCAGCCCAGTATCAGGGCCAGCCTTCATCAGCGTGTAGGCAACTGCTGCATCCATAGGCCAGCACTTACCAATAGCCTTCTTCGTTCTCCCAACAGCGTGGTCTACGATAATCGCTTCTTCGCTGAAATCTACAGCGTTTTCTACAATACCTGCTTTCTCATATCTATCCCAACTTTGCCAGCCTTTCCATTCTCCACTCATACAATCATCTCCTTTACATCGTTTGTCTTTTCTAATTTGGTTATCTTACCTTCAATTGAATACTTACTCTTAATGACCTTGCATCCCTTCTGTAGCACATCTACTTTGTCGAATATCATACTCAAATCACCGTTGTAATATCTGCTGCTACCATCGAAGATATACATAGTGCTGTAGCAACTACTGAATATGGGTTTAGGTCTAACACGCACCACATCCCAGTTCATCCTGTCTGAGTCTACTTCATCCATCTTCTCAGTCATCTTTCCAAAACTACCCTTAGCAACCGCCACGCCGAATACAGCATCGCTAGTCATAGTACCATCTAGTTTGTATGTAGTTACAGTACCGCTACCATGTCTGTTAGACTGGTGTGCTAAAATAATCCCTGTGGGATTGTGCATAAACGCCAAGTATTCTCCCTTCATCCAACTCGATGCAGGGCTGTAGTACATAGTGTCATTAGACCAACTCCTATGCTGAGCGTATTCAAACTTCTTCATCACTTCTTGCAGTGTCATTTCAGTAGGCTTAGGTATTCCACTTCGCCCAACTATCTTCACATCATCTGTTTCATTTGTCATGTTCATCATTCCTTTGCTTCATCTGTTTCATTCATTGTTGCTTTATATATCAACTTCTCCAATCATCGACTTTCATTGTAATCTCTCATGAGGTCATCCATGTCGTGCTGTATTTCTATACACTCCTTACACCACATATCCCCGCCACTATTGGTATACAACTGCTCAACTGTTTCTGTGCAACCACTGCACTCAGGACAGTCAGGACAATTGGAATACTCATCTGTGTCGAACAACTCTTCGCATAATTTGCACTGCTCAAAGGGATAATTGTCACAAACATTTTTGATAATGCCCTCCAGCACTGCTATCTTTCGCTCAAGTTTATTGCTATCGCTCATACATTCACTCTCCTAACGACTATCATAATTCTCTCATGCGAGGAATACATCTTCTCCTATGTCTCCGCCCATCATAACATCTAGGAAAGTTGGCGTGTTGCCTTCTACTCCCATGTCCGAAAGCACACTTGCTATCAAATCATCGAACTGGTTCATGTCCTCTAGCGATAGTGCTAGTGCGGGTGGATGGAGTTCAGCAATATCCCAACCGAACTCTTCTGCATGAGCATTAGCATAAGCAACAAACTCAGGTGAAGTCTTATTCTCTGATGTAAGCATAGGCTTCAATCCTCTAATCTTAATTACGGACTTGGCTGGGTCGGCTGATATACCCATGTCAATACAATTGATTGCATCAACCGATACACCATACTTCAACGCTAGTGCTTGGTAACATATCTCCCATGCAATACCATCAACAAACGGAGTGTTCTGTACTATGTTTTGATGATATGTAATCCATGTTAGATGTTTACTTGCTGTGTCTTGTGCTCTACATGAAGAAGAGGATAATGCTTTCCTTCGTGTATGTAAGTAGAAACTTACTTCTTCAGGTAACACATGCAGTCCTTCTGCATCTACCATAGTCTCAATCAAGGAGAGTAATCTCTTCTCCATGTCTGCATAAATCTTGGGCTGTGCCATTATACTCACTCCTCTTCTGTTGAAAATACTTCACCACTCTCAAGCACAAGACCTGAGTTAGTGTTCTTTACGAATGTGATTAGTGTAGACACTGCTGTTGATTCATCCTTTACATCAAGCATAGCACCCTTTGGGTGATTCAGTTCTTCACCTTCAATGAGTATCTGCACTGTACCTTCTTGCTCTACATATGATATGACTGACATAGGTGCATACAACAAAGAGCCACTTGCTGGACTTGCCAGTGTAGGTTCTTGTTCGCTTAGCCAGTCAGTCAATTCAGGTGGTGCTCGTAGTTCCAATGCAATACCATACTTACGATTCACGGTAGGTTCACCTACACCCTGAATGTGTATTCGGTTAGTATCGAACTGTGTTCTAACTTGTAGTCTTGCTTCTCCATATTCTGCCATGTTATCTATCTCCAATGTTCCTTTATATATCAACAATCAAACTGTAAAGTCGTCTCGCCAGTCCTCATCCTCTACAGTCATGCCGTACTTACCCAGCCCCTGTATGGATGCAGCCTCCTCCTTACGCCTTTCCATTTCCTTGTCGAGTTTGCTTTTCTTCTTAGCAGGGTAGTCCTTGCCTTTGCTCTTACCCTTACCTTTCTTTTTCTTCTTAGCCTTGAGTCGCTCGTTGCGCTCAGCATCATATGAAATCCATGTGTCTACATTGAAGAACTCAGGTAGGTAGAACTTCTTAGACTTCTTACATTGAACCATACCATCACGAGTCTTGACCTTATCCTCTTCAGCGGCACAGACAATACATACATCACTGTGCATACCAAAGTGTGATACAGTGTTGTCACACTTAGGACATATATCTACCATGTCATACAGACCATCGGTAGCAAGCATCAGTTCAGGTGCTCCACAGTTGTCACACACTTCAGGTACGCCATCTTCTTTGTGTACCCACTCATGGCTAGTACATACTGCACAAGAATACAGTTCCCATGAAGGTGGGAATCCATCGCCTTCATCATCCTCGACTTCATCCCAATACTCAGCCTTTGGTTTCTTCTGCTTCTTCTTTGGTATGTTCGATTCATCTGAGAATGTAAAGTTACCACGGTTGTTACCAAGTGATGCAAACAGAGACTTACCTTCAGGTATCTGTAGAACTTCAGCAACATACTTCTGTTGTGACTTACCTTCGACTGCATGGTGGCAGTACAAGTCACGAACATGCTCGATTAAAGAAGCAGCATCAGGTTGCTTGAGACAACCATCATCGCCCATGAGGTAGCCGAGAATACACAACTGCACACCAGTCCTACCATGTCCACCAACACACTGAGTAGATACAGTCTTGATACCCTGAGCCTTTATGTCAGCAACAAGTGCAAGCCAAAACTCACGGTGAACATCTTGAGGGATGGAGAAGTCAGGCCAGTCGATACTGATAATCTGTGGTGTACCACCACCAATGTAACCTTGACATGACCAACCAGTAGGTGCGACAGTAGCACGAGAGTTCTCCATTACTTGTGCTGGCCCAATCGCTAGGTCAGGCATAGGAGTCATACGATGCCAGCCACCATTACGACTGTGACCACCAGCGTGTATCGCTACACCATCAATCTCAAACACAACTGGGTTACCAGTGTGACAACCTGCTTTACTATTGTTCATCCAATTCATTCTTTCACTTCCTTTACTTCATCCTCAGTCATAGCCTTGAGGAAATCCTCTAGCCCATCACCCTGCTTCGCTAGATACTTGTTCAGTATCAGCATCATTTCAGGAGTGTCAGGGTCAGTAGGGTCAATCGCTTCATACAGAGCATTGAACTCCTTCGCTGTAGGTAGGAACTCTTTCGCTTTGATGAGAGCAATCTGCTCCTTGATACTGGTACGAGTCTCACCTTGAGAGCCAACCAACCATACATCAACAGGAGGAGGGGCAATCATCAGTGAAGCACTGTGCTCATCGAACAGTGACTTGAGTTCAACCAACTGTGTATGAGCCACTTCGTTAGGATTGTGAGCAGCCCAAGTTAGATGCTTAGAACACTGCTGGCAAGTAGATACACCACACATAATGAAGTCCTTATTCATTGGGTTGTTATGGCTACCTTTGTCACCATGTCTCCACCCAACTGGTAGAATCTCCATGACATTACGAAGAGCCTCGTGAACATTCTTGCTTGAAGCAATAGGAGTCTTACGCCAGTAGGCTGGAGTTTTCTTCTCAACATAATCTAGTAGGCTACCCCAGTCATTCTCAGGTGGAGAAGCACTCTCCCACTGAGTACGACTCTCTTCAAGTTCAGGGTCAAGGAACTCACGAGCCATCTCAAAGACTGAGGCCATAGCATTCATGTCTCTTCGTGGATTGAAACCAGCAGTACCAGCATCGAAAGCATACTTGCTGAGCCACTTGTTGAACAGTGAACCATTGTTGTGTACTGCATTCTCACCCTTGTTCACAACTACAATCAGTTGTCCAAGAGTAGTAGCATCAGGTTGAGCAGTGAACGCTTGTATGGCATCACATATCTCAGCACCCATCAACATAGAGTCGCCCCACTTCGGGCCACCGTATGAGGATGACCACCCCTTACGATAGTGCTTGTTCAAGAAGCGAAGCATCTTTGCACAGTCAGCCCAGTCCACTTCGATGTGACCTATCGCTGCATAGTAGTGACCACGAGTAGAGTCAAGGTGAGGAGTGTTGTTGATTTTCTTCCATACATCGCTACCAATACAAGCAGTCATTGTAGCAAACAGTTCTGCATTAGCATTGGTCTTGAGGCTACGAGCGTGTCGCATCTCACCAAGTCCAAGAGCAAGCATGGCTTTAGGTAACCAAGCACAGAACATACCAGCAAGGTATGACACATCGGATGGTTTGCTGTATGGCAGACTGACCCACTGATGGAAGAAGGTGGAGAACCAGCCCTGTTGCTTTCGCCAGTACAAGTTACCATCCTTGAGTCCACGAGAGAAGTCATCAAGATAAGCATGAGGAGCATACGGCTTAGGAGTAAACTTGTGCTCATTGTCTCTGACAACCCAACCAGCAGCAGCCTCAACCCAGCGGTCACCCACAGTTACTGAAGGAGTGATAGCATAAGCAACGCCAACACCACGGCAGTGGGCATAGATGTGAGAGAGACGAGAGCCAGCAGGTTCGACAACCATGAAGCCTTCAGGTAGTTTCTCAGGTGTGATGTTCTC